CCGTCGTGCTCTATACGAGTAACCCGGGCGGCCCCGGCCACCTCTACTTCAAGGACCACTTCGTCTCCTCCCACCCCGCGGGCGCCGTCTGGCGCGCCCGCGACGAGGACGGCGGGATGGTGCGCGTCTTCCACCGGGCGGCCCTCAAGGACAACCCGGCCCTCTCCGACGAGTACCGCCGGAGGCTGGTGGGGATCAGGGACGAGACCGTCCGCAAGTCCCTCCTGGAGGGGGACTGGAACATCGGCGGCAACTTCTTCTTCACCGAGTGGCGGGACGCCCGCCACACCATCCCTCCTTTTCAGATACCGCCCGGCTGGCGCGAGCGCGCCATCGGGGTGGACTTCGGCTACGGCGCCCCCTGGTCGTGCCACTTCTACGTCCGCGACGAGGACTTGTGGCGCACCGAGCGCGAGACCCGCTGGTTCGTCTACCGCGAGTTGTACGGCGCGGGCATCCGCGACGAGGAGCAGGCCCGCCTGATCAAGGAGGCCGTCCAGCACGACCTCGACACCTACCAGCGCCGGGGCGGGACGAAGGTGCCCACCTTCACCCTCTTCTGCGACCCCGCCATCTGGAGCAAGAACCCCAATGGATTGTCTGTGGCCGACGTCTACAAGTTCGTGCTCAGCGAGGTGGGCGTCGTTCCGCGCGCCGCCGACCACGACCGCCTCTCTGGCTGGCAGCGGGTCCGTGATTATCTGGCGCCTCAAGCGGACGGGTACCCCGCCGTCATGTGGTTCGACACCTGCACCCACGCCCTCCGCACCATCCCCTCGCTCCCCCGGTCGCGCCGCGACCCGGAGGACGCGGACAGCAGCGCCGAGGACCACGCCGCCGACGAACTCCGCTACGTCCTGATGGGCCTCGGCGCCCCCGCCCAGGCCATCGACCACCCCGGCTACGAGGGCGACGGCGAGGAGCGCCAGTACAAGCTCTGGACCGGGGACAGCGCGACCGGGTTGCGGGATATGGCCGTCGCCACCTCCCCCCGCGCGCGCGTGCCCGACCTCCTGCGGGCCGCCTCCCAGCAGGGGCGCTTCGTCCCCCAGGCCCACGACCGCAGCGAGCGGGCCATGTGGGCCAGGTTCGCCGCCACCGTGCGCCGGGCCAACCTCGGCCAGGGCACCGACCCGTTCGGCAAGTTGGGCGGGCGTTAGCCCGCGGGGAGGACGAGAGGAGGTGAGCGTCTTGCTCCTGAATAAGGACTGGATGGCCGTCTTCGAGAACCGGGCGGTCGGTCGCCTGACCGGCGAGGACAAGCAGTTGATCTGGCTCCAGGCGTGGACGGCCGTCCATACGGGGACGGCCTGCTGGATGCAGCGGTGGCACGCCGTCACCTGGGGGGCTGGCCCCGAGGGCACCGACGAGCGGTTCAAGGACGGGCGCATGCAGCCCCACATGATCGGCCGCAGAGGGAAGTCTGGGGGTGGGGGCGAAGCCAAGGCGTCTAGTCAGGTAGACGAACCGTAGCTACACTCCCTCTTGATGCCGGTATTCTGGCCCGAGACCAACCGGGTGCTCCTGGAGACGAAGCGTCTCCGGAACCTGCGGCGTCGGGAGGCGAGGGCACGCCGTGGCCAAGCCGAGTCGGGAGCCGCCGGACGAGAAGTACCTCCTCGACCTGAGGGAGGAGACCCGGGACGGGTACCAGCAGCAGGACGAGCAGATCGACCGGCTGCGCGAACTGCGGACGATGCAGCGCCCGGTGCCCGTCCCCCCGGAGTTGCGCCTCGTCCCGATTGAGATCAGAGACCCCACCGTCGCGGACGAGTGCCAGCGGGTGGTGGCCACCCTGGTCAACCAGCCCCCGCACCTGACGGTCACCCCCGGCAAGGAGGGGGTGGAATCCCTGCGCCGCAACGCCACCGACCGGGAGCACTGGACGGAGGAGTTGCTGCGGGTGGCCGGGGCGCGCGAGCCGGGGCCGGACACCCTGATGCGCTGCGCCGACGCGGTGGTCAGCGACGGGGGCGGGGTCACCAAGCTGACCTTCGCCCGCGACCTGTGGGACGAACGCTACGCCCTGCGCCTCTCCGGGTACGACGCCTACGACACCGCCGACGAGACCCCGTTCGAGGACCGAGAGGGGGAGACGGACGAGGAGCGCGAGGACCGGGAGGCCCGCGCCCGGGCGCGCAAGGAGAACCGGCCCGAGGGGCGCAAGCCCCGCACCAGCAAGGACGGCTACGAGGGGGACGATTACACCTCGGCGGCCGAGAGCGCCAAGAAGGACGCCGGGCCGCCCTTCCGCTGGGTCGCCCCCGACATCCGCACCGTCTACCCCGTCTTCCACGGCAACGACATCGGGGAGGTGCTGGAGGTCACGTCGCGGCCGATCAACGCCACCTTCCGCCGCTACGGCCTCTCCCTGGACGGGGAGGGGCGGATCGTCTCGGCCGAGTACGGGGAGCGCAACCCCCAGGTCGAGGCCACCCAGGCGGGGTCGGGGAGCCTGGTCTGGCAGGACTACCCCTCCGGGAGCGTCGAGTTCCTGGAGCACTGGGACGACGAGTGGGTCACCTACTACGTGTGCGGGGAGCACAAGACCCACGGCTACAACGGCAAGATCGTCCAGCAGTGGAAGCACGGCTACGGCCGCCACCCGTACTTCTTCGCCCCCGGGCTGTGGATGGGCTGGTGGCGCAACCGCAAGATCGGCTGGTCGGTCTCGGAGACCAAACGCTGGCTGGTCGAGTACCGCTCCTACCTGTGGACGATCCACGCCCAGCAGGCCGCGCGCGACATGCTCCCGCCCGTAGACGTGGAGGTGCCCGATGGGGCGGCGCCCATCCGCGGGGACGACGGCCGCCCCCGCACGGTGGAGCAGTACCAGATCGGGAAGATGTACTACGGGGCGCCCGGGACGAAGCGCACCCCGTGGCAGTTCCCCCAGGTGGCCGCCTCGCTGCGCGAGCAGATCACGCTGACCACCGAGGCCATCGACAAGCTGTCCATCCCCCGCATCGAGAGCAACCTGGGCGGGATCGAGGCGTCCGGCTTCGCCATCAACCAGGTGCTGGCCGAGGCGCGCATCCGCTACGACCCCATCGGCCAGAGCATCGAGCACATGCTGGACGAGGTGACCCGCTTCCTCTGGCACCTGGTGCGGACCAAGGTGCGGGAGAAGGTCTGGGTCTACGCCAGCGGCAAGCAGTCCGGGTGGAAGGGGCTCGGCCCCGACGACCTGAAGGCGGACGTCCGGCTCCAGTGGAAGCTGGACCCGACCCTGCCCAGCGCCGCCCTGATCGAGAGCCGGTACCACGTCGAGCAGGTCAAGGCCGGGTTCGAGAGCATGGACCAGGCGATTGAGGCGCAGGGGCGCAACCCGGACGAGGTGCGCTACGGGATGGCCCTGGACGAGATGCGCCAGGCGGACTGGTACAAGAAGTACATGCAGGCGTACGTCCTGGCCGAGGTGGGCCAGGGCGACCTGATGGACCAGGCCGACGAGGCGCAGCAGGCCGAGGCCCTCGCCGCGCAGGGTGTCCCCCAGTTGCCGCCCCCGCAGGGGAACGGCGCGGCCGCGGGCGGGATCGGCACGGCCCCCGGCGGGATGGGCACCCCCCAGGTGCCCGACATGCAGAAGTTCCTCATGGCCCAGAACGGGGTGGGCGCGGAGGGCGTGCAGTTGGCCGGGGCCACCGAGGTGCCCGCCCAACCCGGTGGCGTCCCCGGCGCCCCGGTGGTGCCCACCCAGTCCGCGGCGGCTGGACTGGTCCAGCCCTTGAGGTGACGCATGGGCGTTGACCCCGCCGTCCTGGCGGCGATGCAGCAGATGGGGCTTCAGGTGCCCCAGGTGGCCGCGCCCGTGGTGCCGATGGCCCCCGTCCCCGGCGCGCCAGCGGCCCCCGCGCCCCCCGCGGGGCCGTCTGGTCCCCTGGCGCCGCCCATGGCGCCACCCCAGATGCCGGGGTTGCCCGGCCCCCCGGGGCAACCGGGACAGCCGGGACAGCCGGGAGAGCAGCCCCAGGTTCCCCCACCGTTCCAGCCCCCTCCCGGGGTACCCGGGCAGCCCCCGATGCCCCAGCTTCCTGGGCAGCCCCCACCCCAGCCGCCCCCGTCCCCCGAGGAGTTGGCCGCCCAGGAGGGCCTCAAGGACGGGGCCGAGGCGGCGCGCGAGGAGGGCACCGACGACACCCTCGGGCAGGGCGCGCGGCCCCGGCGCGGCTCCTCGATGGACAACCCCCTCGACCGGGCGGCCGCCGAACTCTCCAGCGAACTGCGGGGGATGGCCTCCCAGTTGGCCTCCGACCTGTTCCCCAACGGCCCGGCCGGGACGGTGCGCCCGAGCAACGAGGCGCTGGGTTCCTACATGCGCCGCCACTGGGACGACCCCGCCTTCCGCCAGGTGATGCTCGACCGGATGGCGCCCAAGGGGCCGGACGGCAAGCGCGTCCCGTGGGGGGTCAAGGCGTTCCTGAAGCTGTACAAGGAGAGCATCGCCCCCCGGGGCGTCTCCAACGACCTGACCCAGCCGGTGGTCGGGCCGACCGGCTTCACCTCCTTCCCGTCCAACCCGCCCCCGCAGCTAGAGGCCCCACCAGAACCTCCCGCCCAGGTCACCCAGATCACCGAAGTGCCGCCCGAAGAGGGGGACTGAGATGCCGGTCATCAACATCCCGATCAAAGAGTGGGGCGCCGACATGGCCGAGCAGGCCAAGCGGAAGGCGCAGGCGGCCATGCAGGAGGTGCAGGACACCGGGGGCGCCGCCATCGAGGAGGCCCAGCGCAAGGCGCAGGCGGCCCGCGACGAGTGGCTGAAGCAGCAGATCGACCAGGCCATGGCCCCCATCCGGGAGGCCGGGCACAGCGCCGCCGAGGGGCTGGGCGCCCTGGCGCAGAACGCGGGCGAGAACCTCCAGCAGAACGTCGAGGCCGTGCAGCAGGCCCCCGCCGCCCAGGCCATCGGGGAGAAGGCGTCGGGGTTGGGCACCTTCGCGCAGGGGGTGCGCCAGGACTTGCGGAAAGGCGCGGACGCGGCCGTCGCCGCCGACACGGCGCTGGACACCGCCCTCTCCGAGCGAGACGCCGCCGACCGGGCCGCCCCCCCGACCATCCCGGAGGAGGTCTCCGCGCCCCCCAGTTTTCAGGTGCCCGGGGCGCTCCCGGCGATGACGGCGGACACCCTGCCCAACCCGGTCGAGTTCCCCACCAACGTGGCGAAGAACTACCTGGGGAGCCTGGGCCAGAGCGCCGAAGACCTGACCAGCCCCGACGAGTGGGGCAAGACGGCGGCGGCCGCCAAGGAGATCGCCCCCGAGGTCGTGAGCCCCGTCCAGACCGCGGCCCGCCTCGCCTCCGACCAGACGGCCCGCGACACCTTCATGGAGAAAGACCTCCCCGCGGCGGGCCAGGTGCTCAAGACGGTGGGGGACGTCGGCAACGTGGTGCCCCTGCCGGGCGAGCAACTGGAGAACCTCGCCGCCTCCGCGACCATGGAGGCGACGAAGGACACCGGGATGCCCGAGCCGGTGCGGGCGGGCCTCTCGATCCTCGCCGGAACGGGCCTCCCGACCGCGGTGGCTAAGCGCGCCTTCCGCGCCCCGGGGTCGCTGTCTAGCCGCCTAGACGAGGCGGGCCGGGCGGCGATGGGCGACGGCAGGCTGTCCGTCAGCGACGGCACGCCGCCCGTTGGGGACGTCCCCGAACCGGAGCGGTTCCCGCCGTTCCACACCGACCCGGGGATGCGCCGCGCGCAGCCGGGGCCGGGGCCGGACAGCGACCCCGACCGCGCTCGTATCCCGTCCTTCGACCGGGAGGCGTTCCCGGGCCGGGCCGGCGGCCCGGCGCTGCCCCCCTCGGACGCCCCGGTGGAGGAGGGGTCGCTGCCGTTCACGCCCCCGCGCCGGGGCCTCAACCCGCCCGGCGGCTTCCCCGACCCCCACGCCCGGGGCGAGCGCGGACTTGGCGAGTTGGACATGCGCCGGGTGGACGAGCCGTACTGGGACAACGCCCTGGAGAACACCTTCACCCCGGAGGAGTTGGACGAGATCAACCTTGCTATCCAGAACGGGGAGATCGGGGACACCGACGAGCCGACCAACCGTCAGGTGCTGGGGTGGGTGCAGGAGAACTTCAACCGGCGCCGCGGGCCGGGGGAGACCCCCGATGCGGGGCGCCCGATTGAGCAGTGGCGGGGCGATCAGCCCGGGGCGACCGACGACTTCATCCCCGACTCCGCGCGGGTGGACCCCACGGAGGGGATGACCCAAGCGGAGAAGGACGAATACTGGTACGGCGGGTCGGACTTCCCGGGGCAGGAGCAGTCGCCCCTGATGCAGGCGTTCGAGGCGACCGGGCGGGAGCGCCGCCGGATCGCCCGCGAGCAGGGCCTGGAGGTGGACTGGCTGCCTAACGACGAACTGGGTCGCCTGGGCGAGGACGACTTCCAGCGCATGCTGCGCGACCGGACGCACCGGCCATTCGTGGACGACCGCTTTACCCCGCGCGGGGAGCCGACCGAGCCGCCCTCCGGGATGAGCCAGGTGCCGGGGGAGACCGGGCGCCTCACGGGGATGGAGCGGCTCCCCCGGGGGCCGCGTCCGGAGCCGGGGCCGAGCCTGCGCGACCAACGGCTCGCTGACAACCTCGACGCCTACGAGGGGTTGTCACCCGCCGAGCAGCAGGTGATCGAGGACGCCTGGGCGTCCGGCGAACTGACCCGTGAGGCGACGGTCGGGGAGGCATTCGACCTAATCGACCGGAGGTTTGCCGACCCGCTGGCGGACATGACCGTCAACGACGCCCTGGACGCCGCGGGCGACCTGATTGACGAGGGGGTCTCGCGCCCCAACGCCTACCGCGCGGCCGCCAGCAACCTGGGCACCAACCTCAACGAGTACGACGACGCCGACCTCGCCGGGATGCAGTGGGGCGAGATCGAGGACACCCTGAACCGGAAGCTGGGGCGGGGGAAGTACGGACCGGAGGGGGCCGACGATCTCTTCGGCAACCAAAGGCCGATCAGCGACACCGACCCGTGGGTGACGGGGGAGGGGGCGGAGACCATCGACCGCCTCCCTTCGGGGGGCACGCCACCCGGGGAGGAGAACGTCAACCTCCCGCCGTCCAGCGCCCAAGAGATGGCGGAAGGGCGCCGCTGGTGGCTCCGTCGCTTCGGGCTGGACGACATGGCGGACAACCTCTCCGACGAGGAACTCGCGGGGATGGACCCGGACCGGTGGTCGGAAATCTACGAGGACGGGATTCGCCGCACCCGACCCCCGGAGCCGGTGGAGCCGGGGCACCGCATCCCGGACGACGGTGAGGGGCCTGGGCCGCTCCCGGGCGCTCCCGACCTGGAGATTGACGACGTCAGCCGCCTCCTGGATCAGCAGGCCCGCGACCGGGGAGAACCCCCACCGACCCTCCCCTACACCAAGTTCGAGGGGCCACGCCTGCCCCGTCCGGAGGGGCCGCTGCCCCCGGGGCGTGGCCTCGACGACACGAACTCGTCCCGGCTCGGCCCCGACGAACCCTACGACCGGGAGGGGATGCAGAACATCCTCGGCCGCACCGGGTCGCTGGCCGACCAGATCGCGGGCCGCACGGCGGGCGCCATCCAGGGTGGGGTCGCCGCCGACCGGATGGACGAGGAGGACACCGGCTTCGAGCGCGCCGGGCGCATCGCCACCGGGGCGGCGCTGGGCGCCGCCGCCAAGCCCGCGAATGTGCGCCTGGGCACCTTCGGCCGGGCGCTGCTGCGGGGGGCCGGTCGGCTAGACGCTGATGAGGCGGGGGTGCTGGGCGCCACCGATGGTGGGGGAACGCCGCCCCGGGGGCCAGGGCGCCCCCGCCGGTACAGCGAGGCCGACCGCACCCCGCCCTCCCGGCCGCCGAAGGACTACAGCGGCGACCTCCTCCTGCCCACCGACTACCCCCAAGGCATGGTGGCCGAGGAGGCGTTGCAGGTCGCGCGCATGGCCGGTGACCTGGCGAACGAGATGCGCGCGACGGCGCGGAAGTTTCCCGAGGGGACGCCCCGCCGCGCGGAGGCCGAGGCGGCGGCGCTGGCCCTCCAGCAGGACTACATCGCCGCCGTCAAGGCGCGCATGACCCCGGCGGAACTCCAACGCTACAACGTCGAGTACGCCCTCCAGCGGCAGGGGCGGGCGCGCCCGCCGAGCCAGGCAGAGGGAATCCGCGCCGCCAATTCCGGGGCGGACGCCCTGCCCGAGACCCCGCCGTCTAGCCGGGTAGACGAACCGACCACCCCCACTACCGCCACCACCGGGACCGGGGGGCCGGGGGAACCCGGTGGCGCACGGCGCACCCCGGCCCCCCGGACGCGGACGGCGTCGGAGGCCGCGGCCGACGTGACCGACGAGGGGGTCACCGTGACCGAGACCCCGGAAGAGGCGGCCGCGCGCAGGCGGGTGCGGGAGCGCGCCCTGGCCGAGCAGGAGGGGGCGACCCCCGAGGGCGGCACCGCGCCGGACGAGGGGCCGGTGACCCGGCAGCCGCAGCGGGACATGGGCCGGGCCGAGCAGCAGTCCCGCCAGCCGCTGCCGCTCACCGAGGAGGAGGCGGAAGCGGAGGCCGTCGCCAACGCGCAGCGGGCCGCCGAGGCCCGCGCCCGCGGTGAGACGGTGGAGGAGGTCGGCCCCACCGGGCAGGCGCTGGAGGGGGAGGCCCCGCAGCGTCGCGCGCCCCAAAAGGACATGACCCGGATCGAGGAGGAGTCCACCCGGCCCCTGCCCGAGGACGAGGGGGCGGACGTCCCGCCTCCTGGTCGGGGGGCGGAACCGGGGGAGGTCGGGCGCACCACCGAGGCGCCGCCCGCGCGGGCGCGGGTGACGTCCGGGTCGGCCGACGAGCGCGCCCGGCAGGCCGCCGCCCGGCGCCGGGCGCGCCGCCCCGAGGCCCGGGCCGAGACGCCTGTGGTTACGGACAAGGACGTCACGGCGCCGCCGCCCGCCCCCGACGCGGATAAAGCCCCCCACCTGGGGGATTGGTTGGAGGCCGTCCGCTACGGGGTGGGCCTGCTGGCCAACCCGGTCACGGCCGGGGCCGACGCCCTGGCCGGGGCGGCCGAGATTCCCTGGACGCGGATGCGGAACCGGCTGCTGGACGCGACGGACGCGGACGCGAAGTTCGTGCGCGCCGCCGAGCGGCGGGGCTACAAGGCCGGGGGCGCCGCCGGGCGGCGCAACGCGCGGGAGATCATGAGCACCGGCAAGGAGTTGCGTGAACTCCTGCCGGGGGCCGCGGCCGAGGACACCCCCCAGTCGCTGATGCGCCGCTACCGGGAGCGGGGGCAGGAGGGGTGGGCGCGGGCCGCGGGGGCGGTGGAGTTCGCCTCCCGGGGGCGCAACGCCCTGGACGCCCTGTCGCACGGGTCGCTCTACACCGGCCAGCTTTACCGGGAGGCGGCGCAGGCGGTCAACAAGACGAGCCTCCCCAAGGGCAGCGACCAGTGGTGGGAGGCGGTCGAGGACTTCGTGGACAAGGCCGAGTCGCCCGACCTGGCCAAGGACACCCCGGAGTTCAAGGCCCGCACCAAGGCGCTGGAGCAGGCCGACCGGGCGCTGGGGCGCAACGACCCCGGCTACATCGGGACGCACGTCGCCAACGCCTTGAAGAACCCGGTCCTGCGCCCCTTCATCCCCCTCTTCCGCACCGGCTACAACATCTCGATGCGGGGCCTGGAGCGCAGCCCCCTCGGCGCCGGGGCCATCCTGTTCGACAAGGCGCTGGGGCGCGAGGTCACGCCCGAGCGGATCATGGACACCGCGATGGGGTCGTCGGTCACCCTGCCCCTGGCGGCGTACGCCGTCGCCTCGGGGAACATCACCGGGTACGGCCCGAACGACCAGAAGACCCGGGACGACTTGATGGCGCAGGGGTGGCGCCCCTTCTCCATCCGCACCCCGGACGGGCGCTACCGCTCGTACCTGCGCTTCGGGGCGACCGCCGCCCCGCTGGCGATGGCCGGGGCCATCGGGGACGCCTCCCGCTACCACGAACCGGACGAGCCGGTGGCGCAGCGGATGGCCCACGCGGGCGGGAACTTCGGCCAGTGGTTCGGCAACCAGTTCCTGCTCCGCAGCCTGGGCAACATCAGCGACCTCTTCACCGACCCGGGGAAGGAGTTGCCGGGCTTCGCCGGGCGCACCATCGGCCAGTACGTCGGGGTCGGGTCGGGGACGGGCGCCCTCGCGAGCGCGGCCGACCCGTACCTGCGGGACACCGAGGTGGGCGGGGTGAACCCCTTCGTCAACGAGATGCTGAAGAACATCCCCGTCGCCCGCCAGTCCCTGGAACCCGAGTACGATGTCACCGGGGCGCCCAAGCCCAACCCGGGATACGGACTCGGGGGGTTCCTCAACCCCTACACCGCGGGGCCGAGCGAGGACGAGGTCAACCCGGTCGCCTTGGACGAACGCCGCTACCGGGGCAGCGAGTCGGCCGCCGAGGACGCCCGCATCGCGGCGGCCATCGCCGCCTACGAGAAGTACCAGAGTCGCGAAGACCCGCGGGAGCCGGGGCCGGAGACGGAAGACCTCTACCGCCGCTTCGCCGGGCGGGAGAACGAGCGGTACACCAGCGCCCGGGAGAAGGCGCGCGCGGCGGAAGCGGAGCGCGAGCGGCTCCGTCTAGTCGGGTAGACGGGGGAAGCAGGGGGAGCGATGGCCGAACGGATCAGCAAAGAGCGGGCCGAGGCGCTCATCCGGCAGACCGCCCGGGAGGCCGGGGCGGAAGACCTGGCGGACGTCCTGGTGGCCACCGCCATCGCGGAGACCGGGCTGGACATCTACAAACCCGGGGACAACGGCCACTCCTGGGGGCCGTTCCACGAGAACGACGGCGGCCGGGGGGCGGGGCTGTCGGTCGCGGAGCGGCAGGACGTCCCCGCCGCCACGCTGCGGGCGATCAAGGAGTTCCGCGAGCAGCAGCGCCTGCACCCCGACGCCAGCCCCGGGGAGTTGGCCGTCTTCGCCCAGCGCCCCGCCCAGCAGCACCGGCCGGGGTACGTCACCAAGGTCAACGGGATCGTCAACGACTACCAGGCCAACGGCGACCCCGGCCGGAACGCGGGGCCGACCCCGGCGAGGACGGTGAGCGTGGCCAACAGCGCCCAGAACCAGAACTACGCCTTCCCGATCCGCGGGTACCAGGGCGGGGACATCCCCGCCCACTGGGGCAGCGCCGACAAGGGCGCCCGGGGCGGGGCGGACATCTTCGCCCCGGTCGGCACCCCCGTGCAGTCGATGGTCTCGGGCAACGTCCAGTGGGCGAACACCAACGACAGCGCGGGCGGGAACAACGTCGGCATCCTGGGGGACGACGGGAACACCTACTACTACGCCCACATGCGAGACGCCCCCCTGGTGAAGCCCGGGCAGCGGGTCTCGACCGGGCAAGACCTGGGGGTGGTCGGGAACACGGGGAACGCCAAGGGCACGCCGTCCCACCTCCACATCGGGATCGGCAAGGGCATCGCCACCGGCACCGGGCCGCTGGGCGGGCTGGGCCGGGACTTCGACGCGACGACGCTGCTGAACCAGGCCCTGAAGGGCGGGACGGGATTCACGCCAGTGAGCAACACGGCAGGCACCAAGCGCGCTCGCCCCCCGCAGGCAGAGATCGACGCGGAGATCAAGGCGAAGGGGGACGCCGCGGTCGCCAACGACCCGACGCTCCAGAAGCTGCTCGCCTCGATCCGCACGGGCGACCCGAACGCCCCGGACGGCGACCTGGCGCAGGCGTACCTCCCCGGCAAGCAGCGGCTGGACGCGGCCCAGGAGACGCTCAAGCGGTTCCCCAACGGGGCGCCGCCGCGGACAATCGACAATCCGGACAACCCCACCCAGGTGGACATCCCCGGGTTCGGAGTCACGCCGGGCGTCCCGGCCAAGCTGCCCAACCCGGACTACAAGGCGTGGTCGGACGCCGACAAGGTCGTCTCCGACCTGACCGGCGATAAGACCCCGGAGGGGCGCCTCTTCCAGACCCAGAAGAAGGCGTTCGAGGACGCCCAGAAGCTGGCCCGCGAGCAGGAGGAGAAACTCCGCAACGAGGCGCGCGACCAGGTCAACCGCCGGGTCGATACGGAGGCGGGCCGGACCGACCGCACCCAGGTCGTGGACGGCAACCTCATCGACATGGACGACGGGCACGTCATCGCCCCCGTCCCCCGGGACGCCAAACCCGGCTCGACCTTCACCGTCGCCGGGAAGGGCACCTACGTCCTGGGCGCGGACGGCCGGAGCGCCAGCCTGATCCCGGGCACGGAGGTGGCCGGGAACCGGCGCGAGATCGCCACGATGCAGGACGGGAAGCCGGTCACCATGCTGGTCGAGGACACCCCGACCGGCACCAAGGTGATCGGGGTCTACCCCCGCGTCCCCACGGCCAACGACCGCAACCGCACCCAGGTCATCGAGGCCGTAGACGCCAGCGGGAACACGATCTCCCAGTTGATCGACCTGGACGACAACGGGCGGGTCATCGCCACCTACCCCAAGGCCGGGCCGAAGGAGAACATCCAGCCGATCACCGCGCCCAAGGACGCGGAGTTCATCTCCTACTACGACCCCAACCGGAAGCAGGTCGTCTTCGAGAAGAACCAGAACTACAACCCCGCCAGCGGCTCCACCTACCGGGACACCAAGACCGGGCGGGTCGCGCGCTTCGACCAGAGCGGGAAGCTGCAAGAGGTCACCGACGTCCTCACCGCTGACGAGCGGAAGACGGCCGACCAGCTTTCGCAGGCCGAGTTGGGCAAGTCCCAGGCGGACACGGTCAAGACCCTGATCGACGCGGCCAAGTCGCTGCACGACCAGGAGATGGAGCGCCGCACCCAGGAACTCTGGGAGAACGCCCAGAAGGTCATGGCCGACCCGAACGCCAGCCGGGCGGACGTCATCGCCGCGATCCAGGCGGGGGCCAAGAGCGCCACCGAGTGGAGCACCGTCTTCCAGACCCACATCAACCAGAAGACCCAGGAGGAGGCCGCCCGCAACAACCGGGTCAAGGAGACCATCGACATCCAGAACGCCGACCGCCAGTTGCGGGAGGGCCTCTACAAGGACATCAACGAGACCCGCAACCAGCGCACCCTCGCCCAGGCCCAGAGCAACGCCGCCATCTCCCAGAGCGGAATCATCGGGGAGGCCAACTCGATGAACGCGCTCGCCGCGATGGCCCCGCAAGTGGGCATGGACGGGATCACGCGGGCGGGCACCATCGGCCTGGGCGTCGGGGCGGGCGCCATCGAGCCGGTGAAGAAGACCTACCAGGAGCACCTGGACGAACTGGAGAACCTCCGCAAGCAGATGCCCAGCGTGCGGATGGCCAACGGGAACGTGACCACCCCCGACTTCTCGATGCCCCGGCCCTCGGCGGGGAGCGCGGTCAGCACCATCGCCAACAAGCCCAGCCCCACCAGCGGGCTGAGCACGGCGCTGACCGACAAGGCCAAGAGCATCATGGCGGGCACCCCCGATCCGGCCTCGAAGCCCATCGGCAACGGGGGCATCCCGATGGGCGGGAGCGGCGTCTCGGTCGCCACCGGGAAGACGGTGGATGAGATGGCCGAGGAAGAACGCAAGAAGAACGGGGCCGGGGGCTACCTCCCCCGGTTCCGGGTGCCGAAGCCGAAGTCGGGGAGGGCCGCATGAGCGCGACCGGCGGGATGGGCGGAATCCAGGGGCTGAACGACCTCATCGGGGGGTGGCTCCGGGGCGGGCAGCAGTCGGGGCAGGTCGTCGGCCAGGAGAACCCCGAGTGGGAGTTCCCCATGGGGCAGGACCGCGTGCCCGATTCGGTGCGCTCCCTGCTCCTGCGGGCGGACGCCGGGCCGACCGGCATCAACCAGTACCTCCAGCAGGAACTCCAGAAGAACCCGAAGCTGATCGACGAGATCAGGTCGGCCATCAACATGGGCGTGCTGCGCCCGAAGAACCAGGCCGCCCAGAACATCACCACCGGGTACGGCGGCTACCGCGCGGGCGACATGACGCCCCTCGGCCCCCTGATCAACGGGATGCCGAGCGGCCTCAACGAAAACCAACTCAACACCCTGGCCAACATCCTCAACACGGCCGCCGACTACCAGATCGAATTGCTGAAGCAGACCGGCTACTTCAACGGGATGCCGACGCAGGACGCCATCAAGCAGCAGCAGGAGTTGGCGCAGGGCTGGAAGGACCGCGCGACCAACGAGTTCATCGCGATGGAGACCCAGCGGTCGAACCAGGCGACCGAGGGTCTCAAGGGCGAGGAACTCACCAACCAGAACATCCAGAAGATGGCCGAGTTGTTCGGGGGCCAGATGGTCACCGACCCGGCCACGGGCCAGTCCACCTGGGCGCCGACCGAGGCGGCCCAGGAGTTCGCCACCCAACAGTCCGGCTACCTCAACGGGCAGGCCACCCTCACCCGCGAGCAGCAGGCGTTCCAGCAGGCCAAGGACGTCGCCGCCCTGGCCAGCAACCCCCGCAACTACATCGAGGCCCAGATGCTGGGCAACGCCCGGGGCGGCCTCGGAGGGATGCAGCCGAACAACCAGATTCAGCAGACCACCTTCGGCCCGGCCACCTCCGCGGGGCAGCAGTTCCAGGTGCCCGGCGGGGCCAACAACCAGTTGCAGAACTGGCAGACCATGCTGGGCAACTCGGTCGCCGGGCGGGGCGCGGCCACCTCGGCCTACGGCCAGCCGGGCGGCCCGCCCGCGCCCAACCCCCAGGCCGCCACCCAGCCCCCCCAGACCCCCGGGTCGGACGGGACGATGCGGGCACCGGAGGCGACCGCCACTCCCGAACAGCAGGCGCAGCGGCAGGCCGCGCTGGGTGGGAACCTCAACGACCCGGCCGCCTGGCAGAACTGGATCAACCAGGCCAACACCCAGTGGCAGGGCGCGCAGCAGGGGATGGCCGGGCTGAACGGCAGCCCCGCCTGGGGCAACCTGGTCAGTACCATCCAGAACTACCAGAAGGGCGGCACGACCCCCGGCTGGCAGACGCCGCAGAACGGGCAGGGCGGGGCGCCCGAGCCGATGATGTTCGGCCCCTTCAACGAGCAGGCCGGGCAGCAGTCGATCAGCCCCGTCAATCCGGCGACCGGGATGCGCTTTGACGAGAGCACCGGGCAGTACACCAGCGCGCCGATGCCCACCGCGCAGGAGAACTACGCCCGGCGGGCCGCCTTGATGGGCCAGCAGGCGCAGCCGGGGGCGGGGGCGCAGCAGCCACAGCCTGGGCAGCCGTTCAACCGGGGGCAGGACGTGGCCTCGGTGCAGAACATGCCGATCCCGACCAGCGCCTTTTCTCAAGCCCTGCTCACCAACCGGGTGGTGCCCCAGTCCGGGGCGCTTCAGAACAACGGCGGGTGGACGACCCCCCAGGCGCTCCAGACCGGCCCCAACGCCTTCAACCCCAACAAGGTCAGGGCGCAGGACTACCTGCGCGGGCGCAACTCCGAGCAGGCCGGGTTCCGCGCGGTGGGGTCGCAGGCCGGGTACAGCGACGAGGACTTGCAGGGGATCATGAAGAACAACCTGCCGAAGTTCAACGCCCCCGGCGCGGGGAAGATGATCTGACGTCTAGCCGGATAGACACCATGCCACTTAAGCGCGGCGCCTCGAAGAAGACTCGCGAGGACAACATCGAGGAGATGATCAAGGCCGGTCATCCCCCGAAGCAGGCGGTCGCGGCGGCCTACGACCAGCAGCGCAAGGCCAAGAAAGGGAAGAAGTAGGTGCCACTGAAGCGGCCGTTCCCCCCGAAGAAGTCGTCAAGCAAGGACGACGAGAAGGACGACAAGGCCAAGTCCAAGAGCCTTCCGCCCTGGCTGCGGAAGGGCAAGAAGTAAAGCAAGTCAAGAACCAGGGTATACACTAGCCCGCAGACGGGCGCCGAACCGACCGAAGCCACTCCCTCCCGGACCGCTGGCAGGCCGCCCGGGAGGCACGGTGTAGGGCAGCGACCCCCGTACGGGCAGAAGGACAAGCGATGGCTACAGGTGAGGCTCCCGAGGGAGTCCAGGCGCCGGTTGCAGAGCCGACCCCGGGACAACCGCAGGAGGCCGGGCAGGAGCCGCCGGAAGCACCACAGGAACTCCCAGACCTCGACGCCCTCCTGGAGCGGTACGACCCCGACACCTTGCGGAAGAACCGCAAGCTGATGGGGATCGCCGGGTCGATGGCCGACCGCCTCGCGCAGACCCGCGCGGAGCAGATGGCCGACGAGCGGGCGAACCGACTCGTGGAGGAACGCTGGGAGCGGGAGCAAGCCGAACGGTCGCGGAAGGCCGCTCTTGAGGCGGCGCGCCGGGGAGACTACCAGCGCCTGGGTGAGATGCGCGCCCGGGAGGTGCTGACGGACGACCAGCGTCGGTACGTCGATACCTTCCGGCAGAAGGCCACGAACGACGCCTACGGGTCGGTGCAGCGAACCATTGACGAGATCGCCTCGGGCTTCCCGCAGGAGGTGGTCGCCGCCGCGGCCGAGAAGCTGGGCGAGATGCCCGGCAACATGCGGTTCGAGGACGGGCTGAAGCGGTGGCTCCCCGCGCTGATCGAGGCGCGGGCCGAGCACATGGCCAGCGCGCCCGAGACGCAGAAGAAGGTCGAGGCGAAGATCACCCCGGCCCTGAAATCGAGGTTGATCGCGGAGATGAACGGGACCGAACCGGTGGCCGACAGCGGCGGGGGCAAGGCGCCCCGCCAGCGCCAGATCACCGACGAGCAGATCGCGGAGATGTCGCCCGAGGAGTGGGTCCAGGTCTACGACGTGAAGGCGGGGAAGTTCAAGCCCGGGGTGGCCTACAAGCCGACCCGGGCGGTCGATCCCGCCGCGATGCGCCTCGTCGGCCGGTCGGGCTGACCGGACCGCCGAGCCAGGAGTGAGTGGTCATGGCTACCGGGGTAGCAGAGTTCATCGACCAGACCATCGCCAACGCCAGCGGGACGGGTTACAGCGGCCTGTTCTCCCCTGACGTGTGGAGCAAGAACGTCCTCGTCAAGCAGGAAGCGAACCTCATCCTCGCGCAGCACGTGAACCGCGAGTACGAGAAGGACGCCAAGGTCGGCAAGAGCGTCATCATCGCGAGCATCTCCGACCTCAACGCGCGGGCGAAGACCGAGAACACCGCGATCACCTACGAGACGGTGGCCGAGACCCCGGTCGTGTTGGTCCTGAATATTTGGGACTACGCGGCCTTCGGGATTGAAGACATCGTCCAGGTGCAGAGCCACATCAACCTGCGCTCCGCGTACGAGGACAAGGTCGCCTACGCCCTGGCGAAGGACGTGGACACCAAGCTGTCCACCGGGGTCTCGCTGGCCTCGCGCAGCTTCGGCACCCTCGGCACCCCGTTCACCGACGACGACGTGCGCGACGCCGTCCAGGCCCTGGACGACAGCAACGTCAGCGACTCGGGGCGGGTGCTGATCATGACCCCGGCCGAGAAGAACGACAAGCTGGGGCTGGAGAAGTGGACGTCCGTCCTCTACCGCGGGGACAGCATGCCCAACGGCGGGGGCAACCAGGTCAACAACGGCCAGATCGGCCGGGACATCTACGGCCTCACCCCCTACGTGACCACCAACCTGTTCAAGCCCGCCGCGGGGCAGGGCAACAACGTGGTCATGCACAAGGACTCCTACGCCCTCGTCATGCAGCGGTCGCCCAAGATGCACCTCTTCTACGACATCGACTACTTCACCTGGAAGATCGCCTCGGAGCAAATCTTCGGCCACGGCGAACTCCGCGACGACCACTGGGTCTGGCTCAAGGGAGTTAGCTGATGCCTCGCGCCCCCCGCGCCATCCCGCCCCCGAACGGGGCCGTGCCCGCCGCCCGGCGGGGCACCTTCCTCGCGGACGATCCGCGCCGGGCAGAGACGGCCACGGCGGTGGCGGACGAACCCGATCCCACGACGGGAGCGATGGCCGCGAGCAACCCGGTGCTGACCGAACCGGCCGAACCCGAGAGCGCCGCGTCTAGCGGGCTAGACGGGCAACCGCTGGTCGGCTCCACCGGGGGCGTGGTCGGTGCGGTGGGGCGTCCCGAGATGCTCCCCGACACCATCGAGGCGGTCGGCCCCAACGGGGAGTTGATCACCCTCAAGCGGGACGAGCACGGGCAGTACGTCACGATCAACACCAACATCCCCCCGCCCCCCATCTCGGCCGAGGTGGACCACCCCATCCTCCAGCAGCTTCGGAGCCGGACGAGCAAGCCCAAGGGCCTCGTCCAGCGGGCGCCCGCCTACAACCACCGGATGCTCTGGTACATGAAGCTGGACGGGGAGATCGTCCCCGGCCAGGGCGACCCGGGGAACCGGGCCTACTACGAGGACAAGGGGTACGTCGTCCTGCGCGACGACGAGGAGAAGATGTGGCTGCGCGGCGACCCGGGGCGGGGCATCCCCCCGATCCGGCGGATGGTCATCGCGGAGCAGCGGCGGCGGGCGCAGTTGATCACCGTCATCCGCTCCATCGCCAAGCGCAACCCCTCGGTGGAGATGACCGGCGACCTGTCGATCACCCCGACCGAGGAACTGGAGGAGATGCTGACCGAACTGCGCGGCGCGCAGGGGGTCAACTTCCGGCTCCTGGAGGCGCGCCAGCGGGGCATCAACAACCAGGACGAGAAGGACGATCAGGTGCTCAGCGGCCTGGAGGTGGGGATCGGCCACGACCTCTACCGGAAGATGGCCCGCAGCCGGGAGCAGTCGCGCATCGGGGGGCTGAACCGTCAGCCCTCGGAGGGCGCACTTGAGATGTCCACCAGCGGGCAGATGATGCCCGGGGAGTAACGAGCATGGACACCTGGGGCTACTACAACCGCACCGACAAGGGCGCGGACGGCGAGGACACCGAGTCCGAAATCCTGGCCCAGGCCGACCCGATCAACAAGGCGCGGGCCGAGCGCAAGGGCTTCAAGTTCCTGCGCTACGCCACGCCCCCGGGCGTGACCCCGGCCCTCGTCCCCTGCAACGTGGGCGTCAGCGCGGGCGAGCAAATCTTCGGCTTCCTCCCCGAGGAGCGCGAAGACCTGGACGCCTCCGAGATCGTCAAGCAGGCCGCCGAGGTGGCCCTCCGCAAGATGACCGGCACCTGGACCGAGGCCGAGGCCCAGGCCGAGGAGGTCGCCCACGCCGAGGGGCGCTACATGCCCGAGGAGACGGAGTTCGCCATCGTGCAGGGCAACCCGCTCGCCGGGTACGAGGCGCTCTCCGCGGACGGCGCGGGCACGGCGGCGGTCATGCCCCCGGCGACCACGTCCACGGGCGCGGGCACCACCGGCACCGGCACCGAGGCCCCGGCGCCGCCGCCCGCACCGTAATGCCCGACCCCGGCGAACTCAACCCGTCCGCCTGGAAGGACGTGAACGAGGCGCTGGAGGCCCAGATCGGTCCGCCCCCCGATCCGGTGCAGGACGGCCCCCCGCCGGGGGCCGCCCCGCACGGCACCTCCGGCCCGAAGCTGATCCAGGGCAAGGGCTACGACACGGTCGGCATGGACGAGACGACCGAGCCGTACACCGCGCCCAAGCTGGAAGACAACGGCGTCCGCTACCAGATGGTGACGGCGCGGGACGCGGCCCAGCTTGCGGCCGAGGAGCGGCTGAAGAAGCTGCAAGCCGAGGTCGAGCAGCGCAACCGGGACATCGCCGCCCAGGCCCACCCCGCCTTCACCCGGGACGGCTCCCTCGCCGGGGAGTACGCGCCGCTGGGCGGGGAGGCCACCACCCCCGACACGGTGGACGCCATCTGGTGGCTGGGCCTGCCCAAGGCGCAGGCCATCTGGGAACTCGGTTTGAACAACGAGGAGGAGTACGCCCGCGTCCACCGGGACGTCGAGGCGGTCGCCTACCAGGTCGAGAACCGGCGACGGCAGATGATGCAGAACGGCCTGGAGCCGGACTTCGTACCGATGGTCATCAAGCGCCGGAAGCGCAGGGTAAACTCGGCCCTGTTCCACGGGGGGAAGGTCACCCGCATCAAGCCGATGACCGACCCGAACAAGTACCCCAAACCGAAGCGTCTACCCGACTAGACAAGGGGGGAGCATGGCCCGCAGCCTCTTTCGGGACACCATTTGCCTGAGGGGGCCAGCGGGCCTGATCCCCCTGGCCGGTGCCCAGGTCTGGTTCTACGAGCCGAACGGCGCGGGCGTCCCCGGTCCGCCCATCGCCTACCCCCTCTACCCGGACGCCCACTCCACCGACCACCTCCCCGTCCCCTACGTGACGGGGGCGCTTGGCGAGTTGGAGGTGTGGGCCGATCTGCCCCACCGGACGCAGATCGTGGCCGTGAAGCCGGGCTACGCCCAGGTCAGCGAGACCATCGACCTGGAGTACCCGCCCGAACTGACGGCCACCACCGACGACATCGCCAGCGCCATCCTGGTACACGAGGCGAAGGACGACCCCCACGACCAGTACCTGACCCAGGACGAGGGTGACCTCCGCTACCTCTCGATCACCTACACGCCCGACCTCTCCAACTACTACACCAAGGCCGAGTCGGACACCGCCTTCCTCGACCAGAGCGAGGGCGACCTCCGCTACGAGCAACTCTCCCGGAAGGGGGCGGCCAACGGGTACGTCCCCCTCGACGCGGGGGCGCTGATCCCCAACGCCTACCTCCCGCCCCTGGCGATCACGAACACCTTCGTGGTCGTCAGTCAGGCCGAGATGCTGGCCCTAGACGCCCAGGTCGGGGACGTGTGCGTCCGGCTGGACACCACCGAGAACTACATCCTCGCCGTCGAACCGGCCACCGTCCTGGGCAACTGGACGAAGCTGGCCGCCTCCACGGTGTCGGGCAACACCACGGTCGTCCGGCGCGAGGAGTTCGCCCCCGCGGCGGCGGCCACCACCGTGACCCTGGTTGCGGTGCCCACCACCATCCTGTCGTGCTCCCGCAACGGCGTGGAGCAGTCGGCCGCGGCCGGGCACTTCTCCGTCGCCGGGGTGACCCTCACCTTCACCGACGCCTTCGTGGCCGGGGAGCGGGTGAGCGTGGTCTACGAGGTGGGCAGCAGCGCCCCGGCCCCGATCAACGGCTACACCAAGGCCGAGTCGGACGCCCGCTACCTCCCCCTGATCGGGGGCACGATCACCGGGGACTTGATCCGGGACGGGGCCGACCTGACCGACCGCACCATCCAATTCCGCACGGCCGGGGCGCTCCGCTGGCGGCTGGGGATCATCGACACCCAGGCCGAGGGGATACCCGACACCGGGGGCGACTTCAAGCTTCAGTATTACTGGAGCGACGGCGCCCCCCACGACTTGCTCACCCTCGACCGCGACGTGGGCGGGGTGGAGTGGAACCTCGCCAACGGGGCGATGACGTACCGCCCCGGGGGCGTGGGGACGAGCATCGCCCGGGTCTTCGTGGGGGCCAACCCGTACACCCGCTTCAACCTCAAGGCGGACGGCACGATGGAGTGGGGGACGGGGACGGCCATCCCCGACGTGACCCTCTACCGCCAGGGCGGCCCCGCCGGGCTGGCCCTGACCGGCGACTTCCGCCCCAACACCACCAACACCTACGACCTGGGCCTGTCGGCCGCCCGCTGGAAGAAGCTGTGGGCGACGGACGCCGACTTCACCAACGCCCCCACCGTGGGAGGCTCCCCGCTGCCCTACCTCCCCCTCGCCGGGGGCACGCTGACCGGGGCGCTCATCATGAGCGGGGCGGGCGTTGGGGTGAGCCACGCCGCGGGCAGCCCCGCCTTCGCCGCGGGCGTCACCGGGGACACCTTTACCCGCACCCAACTCAGCGCCGGGGGCGTCTTCTCGTTCGGGCCGGGGAACGCCGCCCTCGACACCACCCTCCAGCGGACGAGCGCGGGGGCGCTCAAGCTGGACAACTTCCTGGGGGTACGGGCGACACCGGGGGCGTGGCGCACCGATCTGGCCGCGATCCAGTACGGCACCACCGCGGCCGTCATGTGCGATACCGGCGGCGGGATCGCCAACTATCTGCTCTCCAACGTCATGTGGGGGGCCACCCGCAAGGCGATTGTGACCGGCACCGGGGCCATCCTCCAGTTCGACGGCACCAGCGGGATGCTCTTTCTGGCCGCGCCCTCGGTCGCCGCCGGGGCCGATCAGACCTTCACCACCCGCTTCACGCTCACCCCGGCGGGCAACGTGGGGGTGGGAGTCACACCGGGGGCCTGGGGGTCGGCGTTCAAGGCCGTTCAGGTGGCCGGGGGCGCGGCCCTGTGGGGAAACGACGGCGCCTCTGGGATGTGGCTCACGTCCAACTCCATCTTCAACGGCACCAACCGCGTCGCCTACCAGGGCGGCGTCGTCGGGATGGAGATGACCCTCGGCAGCAGCGGGATGACCGTCTTGCAGTATCCGGCGGTAACTGTCGGGGCCACCCAAACACCGACCAGCCGGATGAACCTCGGCACCAACGGCGACTTCCTTATCTACCCGGACAGCGTTTCGCAGGGATTCAAGGCCGCGACGAACGGGGCGACGATGGGCTGCATCAACCCCTCCGCGGTGGGCAACCTGTTCATCCAGACCGGGATCGGCGGGGGGTACGCCGGGAGCGTCTACTTCAACGCGGCCGGGGGCATGGTCGCCTCGCAGGCCGATGGGGGGAACAACCTCGGCGGGGCGAGCAATCGGTGGGGGCAGATTTACTCCGTCGTCGCCACCATCAGTACCAGCCACGTCTCGCTCAAGCAGGACTTCGCCCCGCTCGATCCGGCGGCCTGCGTCCAAGCCGTGCTGGACACCGACTGGCTGTCCTTTGAGTACAAGCCCAAGCCGTGGGTCGAGCCGGACATCCAGGCGGACGACCCGGAGCGGGACGCCAAAGTGGCCTCGTACCGTGACCTGTACGCGCAGGAGGTCATCGACTCGAAACCCGGCCGCCAGCAGAAGGGGTACGTCCTGGGGTCTGACGAGTACACGACCGCTGACCTGTTCGGGCAGGCCGACCGCTACAGCGCCAGCACCCACGCCGACCTGGCGGTGGTCGCCTGTGCGCTTCAAGAGGTGCTGCACCGTCTGGCGGTGGTCGAGGGGAAGGTGTCCTGATGGCTCGCCAGGTACTGACCTACCCCGACATCCCCCCGGTGCTGACCCAGGCGGTGGCGGACGGGCGCTACGAGCCGCTCGACAGCGCCTACACCAAGGCCGAGAGCGATGCGAAGTATCTGACCCAGGCGCTGGGGGACGCCCGCTACTTGCAGCCCGCCACAGCCGCGGCCACCTACCTGCCGCTGACGGGGGGCACGCTGACCGGGGCGCTGCGGCTGAACGCGGGGATGAACTTCGCGGGGGACACCACGCTCACCCGGACTGGTGCGGGGTCACTGAACCTTGACCGGCTCCTGCGACTCTCCGGGGCGGGCGAGGGGAGCCTCGTCATCAACTCCCCGGCGGGGAACTGGACGACTCTGAAGTTCCAGAAGGACGCGGTGGACAAGTTCTGGTGGGGGTTAGCCCCCGACAGCTTGTCGTTCGTCATGTGGCGGGAACCGGGAACGAAGAACACGGCGCAGTGGGGGAGTAACGGCACCCTCACCCTGACCCCGGATGTGGGATCACGCGCCATCGACATGTCTGGTGACCTCTGGATCGGAAGCGCATCTCGGGCAGGGCAGTTCCTCCTCCGTGATTGGTCAAACAACCTGCGTTGGGGGTTAGGGCAGATTGCGGCCAGCCCGAACAACGATTTCTACCTGTGGGATTTCCCGGCGAGTAAGGGGCGGCTCCACATCGGCACCACCGGCACCCTCACCCTGGAGCCGGATGCGGGTGCCCCGGCGATTGAGTACGGGCGAACCGGCCAGGTCTGGCAGACCGACTACCGCAGCATCCAGTTGGGGATGGGCGGGTCGCTCTACGCCCACATGGGCTACCCCCAGGTGGGCATCGCGGCCAACATCTACTACCCGTCCGCCGGGGGCACCCGGTACGTCGCCAACGGCTACGGGGCCACGCTCCTCGTCGGCCAGGACGGCTGCCTGTACTTCGACGTGGCCCCCAACGGGACGGCCGGGGCGACCGCCACCACCAGCCAGCGCATGAAGGTGGATGGGGCCAGCCTCATCTGGAACCACGCCGGGGGGCCGTCGCTGATCTGCGGGGCCGGGGCGGCGAACCAGAACGTCCGGGTGGGGTCGGGTGCGGGCAACTCCCGCCTGGAAGCCTACGGCACCGGCCTCGTCCCCTTCGCGGACGGCTTCATGTTCCTGGGCGAAGGGGCCTACCGCTGGTCAACGGTGTACGCCACCTCGCCCACGATCAGCACCAGCCACGTCAGCCAGAAGCACGGTTTCGCCCGCCTTGATCCCACCGCCTGCGTCGAGGCGGTTCTGGAGACGGACTGGCTCAGCTTCACCTACAACGACCCCGCCCCGCCCACCCCCATCCCGGCCCCCGAGGACGAGAGCGAGGAGGCCAAGGCGCAGCGGGAGCAGATGAACGCCAATATGCAGGCGTCCTACGAGGCCACCGTGGAGGAGACGGCCGCGTCCCGCCAGCAGAAGGGCTACGTCCTGGGCAGCGAGGAGTACCACACCGCCGACCTGTTCGGGATGGCCGACCGCTACAGCGCCTCGACCCACGCCGACCTGGCCGTGGTCGCCTGCGCCCTCCAGCACTGCCTGCTGGAGATCGCGGAACTGAAGGCGAGGCTGGTCTGATGCCCCGCCAGATCGTCCCCGTCTCGGACGTGGCGGCCATCCTGCTCACCCAGGACGAGGGAGACCTCCGCTACCTGCCGATCAGCTACACCCCGCCCCCTACCGACCTGTCCAACTATTGGACGAAGGCGCAGGCCGATGGGCGGTACGAACCCATCGACACGATGTACACGAAGGGGGAGTCGGACGCCCGGTACTACACCCAGGCGCAGTCGGACGCCCGCTTCCAGCCGGTGGGCAGCTACTCCCTCACCAGCCACAACCACGACGCCGCCTACGTGAATGCCACCGGGGACACCATGACCGGGGCGCTGATCCTCACCCCGACCAACCCGAACTACGCGCTCGACGTGACCGGGAACGTCATGATCAAAACCGGGTACGGCATCCACTTCGCTAACCCGGCGCAGACCCTCAGCCACGGTTGGGCGACCGACGCGAGCAACCTGTTCAAGCACCTCGTCAACGGCGCCGCGACCGGTACCTACCTCGCCACCGGGGGCGACCTCTACGTCAAGGGCGCCGTCAACATCGTGCCGGGGGCCGAGAACCTCTCCGGGGAGTGGCTCTACAACAACGGCGGCGCCCGCTCCGGGTTCTGCGGGCTGGAGGGGGACTACACCACCTGGCGGGTTTACGGGAACATCGGGACGCCGGGTAACCGCCTCTCCATCAACCTCAGCACCGGCTACGTCTTGATCCCCGGCGGGCTGGGCGTCAGCGGGGACATTACGACTACCGGCGCCTATGTGGGGAACGGCAGCGTGCTGACCCTCAACGCCACCGGCAACATCCAACTGAACCCTGCGGGCACCTACATCCACCCGCCCAGCAACAACACCATCAACCTGGGGCACCCCGGGCTGAACTGGGTCTACGTGTGGACGTACAACGTGAACAGCCCCGGGGGCGCCCAACTCGGGATCAACGGCGGGTTCCACCTGATCCTCACCGCGTCCAACGGGGGCTGGATTTACCACCGCTCGACCGGGCACACCTTCTTCGACGGGAGCCAGGGCGCCGTCGTGGCCCCCGAGATCGACAACAAGCTGATCCTCGGGGGGACGGGCAACCGCTGGGTCTACGTGGCGGCCGTGCAGGGGTCGATCAACACCAGCGCCGCCATCTACAAGAAGAACTTCACCCCCCTCGATCCGGTGGCCTGCACCCAGGCCGTGCTGGAGACGGACTGGCTCAGCTTCGACTACCTCCCGCCGCCGCCCCCCGAGCCGGAGGAGGGGGAGACGCCGCAGGAGCGGATCGCCACGCTGGGCGAGTACACCAAGGCGCAGGAGAAGGACGCCTTCATCCGGCGCCAGAACGGCTACGTCCTGGGGCACCCCACCCACAAGACCCACAACCTCTTCGGGCTGGCCGACCGGGAGCACGCCAGCCCGTCCGCCGACCTCGGTATCCTGGCCTGCGCGCTACAGGCCGCGCTCAAGCGCATCGCCGCCCTCGAAGGAGTCACGCCATGACCGAACGGCCGCCGACCACGCACGACGAGGAGGCCGCGTCTAGCCAGCTAGACGCCCTCCAGCGGGAGCCGGAGAAGCTGGTCATCCCCGCGCAGGCGGTGATGTGGCTGCTGATGAAGGCGTTCCAGTCTCCCGAGGGGGACGCCTGGATGCGGGGGTTCGTCACCGCCCATGGGGAACCGTCCTGGATCGTGAACAACCGGTGGGGGATCAGGGCGGGGGCGGCCGAGATCGTCCAGGCCGAGCGCCTCAACGGAACCCCCGGCATCCCCGGCACCAACGGGGTAGCGGGGTAGCGCCGTGCCGATCATCCTGACGCCGGTCGCACCCCCGCCGGTCGTCGGCCTCTCCTCGCTGGGCGCGAGCGTGGGGATGTACCGGCGGCGTATCGCGGAGGAGACGGGGAACTTCGTCGCCTCCGTGGTGGCGACCGCCTCGACCACCTTCCTCCAGGACCGGCGCTACCCGGTGCGGAGCAGCCTCGACCAGAGCGACCTCTACGCCGGGAAGTGGCTGCTGCGCCCCCGGGCGGCGAGTGAGGACGACCGGGTGCGCGTCGTCCAGGAGCGGGGCTACTCCCCCTCGACGGGAGAGTTGCGGCCGGACAGCCCGTGGGTCAACGTGCCGGTGACCGGCGAGCCGTACGAGTTGCACGGCGTGATCGAGCCGTGGGGGCAGATGCTCGACCTGATCAACGAGGCGCTCAAGCGGTGCATGCTCGTTGACCACCTGGTGCTGCCCCTCGCCCCGGACACCAACACCATCGACCTCACCCCCTACGCGCCGTGGCTCCTCGACCGGCGCTGGGTGCGGGGCGCCGCCTTCGTGGACCCCACCCAGTTCAACGACCCCTCCGAGGTGGACATGAGCCAGCCCACCTTCCGGGGATTCGTGGAGCAGCACGGGCGGTCGATGCTGCTGCGCTGGCAGAACATCCCGTGGCAGGCCCAGCAAGTCTTGGTCGTCCGCTGCATCCGGCGCAGCTTCGACTACTGCCGGGAGAACGACCAGGGTGTATTCGGGGAACGCTCTGGTGTGGTGGCTGAGGACAACGAGAGTCTCGCTGCTGAGGATTGGGTGGCGGCCGCCGCGATGGTGGACTTTTGGAATGAGTTCGGGGACGTGGTGGCGGCGGGGAACCGGCAGGAGTCGGAGGCGAACCAGGGGAAGTGGGCGCAGGTCTTCACCAGCCTGACCCAGCAATACTTCAGCCTGCCGCCGTACACCCTCCTGGCCCCGATCAAGGCGGGCTGGGGGGCGGGCTGGTACTGATGGCCACGAAGACGCTGGCCCCGGCGCACAGCCTGCTGGTCTACAAGCGGGGCCTCGCCCGGGTGCGGCCCTACCCCTTCCACGCCGTCATTGACGAGATGGGGGTCATCCTCGGGGCCACCTCCAAGAAGGGGGCGCCGGGCGTCCAGACCCAAAAGCCGGAGGACCAGGCCCAGGTCGCGCCCACCGACTTCGGGGAGAACGCCACCAACCCCGTCTTCGGGCGCACCCAGTCCTGGCGCACCTTCCACCTGGGGATGGGCCTCGCCGTCGAGGACGCCGACCCGACCAAGGCCGAGGGGCGCTACCGCTGGGCGGTGAACTACGACGCCTCCATCTCCTCGCGGATCGGGATGAAGGGGCCGGACATCCCCTTGATCACCCCGCCCGTGATCGACGACCACTGGGGCGTACCCAAGTTCTTCGACCTGAAGGGCAACCTCTACTGGATCAACGGGCGCTACCTGATGCGCCTGGACGACGACCAGAACGCCACGATGGTGGGCGATTTCGGGGCGAACCACGTCGGGGTGGACGTCAGCGTCTTCGCCAGCAACGGGCTGGGCGGGGCGATCTACGCCTACATCGCCGTGGTGGATACCACGGGACTGGTGGCTTCGCCGCCCCCGCTCGACCCGGAGGCCAAGCCGATCCCGCCCGGCCCGATCCCCATCTCCCCCTACGTGGACACCCTGCTGTGGCGTTTCGACGGCACCACCCTGGTGCAGAACACCAGCCCGCTCCTGCTGGCCCGCAACGTGGTCGCCATCGGGCGCCAGTTCTACCGCGCGAACAACGTGAACCAGATCAGCGTGGTGGACGTGGACACCGACCCGTGGGTCTTCGACAACTGGGGTCCGGAGAACCAGTTCATCATCGGGGACAAGTCCAGCGCGATCATGGCCTTGATCGAGACGGCGACCGGGGTGCTGCTGGTGCTCAAGACGGACGGGGTCTACTCCGTCCCGGCCGACCCGACCCAAGCCGAGAGCATCCGCTACTTCCCCTTCCTCAAGTTCGGCCGGTCGTACGACAACGGGGTGACCTGGGGCGTCTTCATGAACGACGTCTACGTCCGGTACGGGGAGAGCCTCTACCGGATCACCCCGGACATGACCATCCAGGAGGTGGGGCCGAACCGGGCGGGCACCATCGACGGCCCGGTGCGCGGGCGCACCACGGCGTTCGCCGGGCACGGCAACTTCCACGGCTACACGGGGATGTGGAACCCCGACTTCGACACCGCCTTCCTGATGAAGTACGGCGCCCACCAGACCAACGAGCGGGGGGAGCCGGAGCGGATCGAGGCGTGGCACGGCTCCATCTCGGTGCCGTTCCCTGACGACCGGATCACCCAGTTGTACGTGTCCGGCCACCGCGCCCCCCAGGCGCACAACCGGATGTACATCGGCTTCCGCTCCGGGAGGGTGGGTTTCTTCGTCCTCCCCTGCGTGCCCGACCCGGCGGGCTGCGACGAGTACCACTTCTCCTCGCCCGCCGAGGAGAGTTACCTGGTCATGCCCAACTGGCACGGCGGGTTCCCCTCCAGCCCCAAGACCCTGCGCTACGCGGCCGTGGGCGGGGACAACCTGGCCACGGAGAACAACGTCACCCTGGACTACCGGCTCAACCCGGTGGCCCCGGCCACGCTGGGCGACCCGTGGACGACGCTGGCCGGGCGCTTCGACACCACCCCCATCGAGCGCATCGACTTCCCGGACGGGACGCAGTGCCTGATGGCCGCGTTCCGGATCGTGCTGCACAACAGCGTGGTCGAGGACTCCCCGCTGGCGACCAGCTTCTCCCTGCGCTGGCGCCTGATCTCGGACTTCACCCAGGTCTACTCGATGATCATCCTGGCCGAGGACGGGCTGATCTGCCGGGACGGGACGCCCCTGCGCCGGGGGGCGCTGCGAATCCGGGAGCACGTCCGCGGCATCGTGGCGGACGGGCGCATCGTGCGCCTCATCCTGCCCGACGAGGACATCAAGCTGGTCTCCATCATCGGCTACGGGGAGGCCATCGGCTGGTACGAACGCCAGGAGCGGTGGGCCTCGGGGATCAAAATCCAGGTGGCCGAGGACAGTGCGGGCGGGGAGTACGGGAAGTACAAGCGCCTCAACGGGCGAAAGTACCGCGACCTGAACGGGCTGAAGTACCGGGAGTTGAACTCGCTATGACGACCCCCCTGCCGCCGTACCCCGGACCCACCAAGGAACTCTCCGTCAACTACACGGCGAACGGGCAGCCCTTCGCCATCGGGGACGAGGGCGAGGACGACCTGGACGAGCGCGACCTGTACCGCCTCTCCCGCGCCACCGAGGACCACAACCACGGCGTCGGGCGGGGCCTGCCGGTGAACCGCATCGGCACGACCACCACCCCCCAGGCGGCGGGCGACATCGGGGTGGAGGGGGACGACTTCACCTGGTGGGGCGACGTCAGCAACCAGGCGCTGGCCGCCGTCAACACCTCGACCGACCAGACGGTCAACGGGATCAAGCGGATCAACGCCCCGGTGCTGATCCCCCGCCAGGTCAGCACCCCGCCCGCCCCGGGCAGCGGGCTGGCCTACGTCTACCTCGGCCCGGGCGACCGGCTCTACCTGCGCGCGGGGACGAACCAGCCCACCCCCGTGGGCACGCCCACCCTCCTGGGCGCCGCCCTCGCCTGGCAGAACAACGACCCCCCGGCCGGGTACACCCCCAGCCAGTTGACCCAGGTGCTCACCACCAGTGGGCCGCTGTGGGTGCAGGCGTTCCGCGCCGCCAACCTGGACGCCTGCACGCTGGCCACCGTCGCCCCGCCCGCCTACGGGGGCACCCCGATCACGGTCGTCGCGGACTGGCTGGCCATGATCGACACCCCCGGCAAGATCAACTTCACCCTGCTCTGCACCGTGGTCACCCCGGGGGGCGGGATCGGCTCGACGGCCCCCACGGCGCGCGCCTCGGTGACGGTGGACTTCCCGGGGCCGGGGGCCTACACCCGCACCACGCTGAACTGGGTCGCGGGGATGCCCCAGCCGGGCGACCTCCTCCAGTTCACGTTCGCCCGCAACAAGGACACCGAGACGGCCGCCGGGACACCCTACCCGAACACGGTCAGCGTCATCAGCATCGACCTCACCTACGGCTGAGCCGTCTAGTCAGGTAGACAGGTAGACAGGACGCCACATGCCACTACCCGCCGGGCTGACTCCTTCCACGGGCGCGGACGGCGACCTCACGGTCGCCGGTACCCAGCGCCTCACCGGGGACAAGAACTACCGCACGTTGACCGTCCCCAACGGGGCGGTGGCCCAGTTCGACTCCGACGCCGTCATCGCCTCGAACACGCTGAACGTCCCGACCGGGGGGGTCGTGGAGTTCGTCCCGGCGGGCGGGGCGACCGGCACCGAGGGCGGGGCGGGCGGCGTCCCGGGCAACAAGAACGGCGGCGGGGGTGGGGGTGGGGGTGGCCACGGCGCCGCGGGGGCCAGCGGCGGGAACGGGACGGGCGGGACGGGTGGCGGGGGAGGAGGGACGCACGACGCGCTCTCCCCCCTCACCATCAACGCCCGACCGCCTGCCTCCGCTCGGGGGGCATCCGGGGGACCAGGCGGCGCGGGCAAAGATAACACGCTGGACTACGGCGACGGGAGCGGCGGGGCCTGGTTGGGCGGGGGCACCATCCCCAACGGCGTCCGCCAGTACACCACCTTCATCGTCCGCAACGGCGAGGTGGTGACGGTCAACACCCCGGCGTGGCTCAAGGCCAACGGGTACTTCGACATCCAACCCGGGGCCGTCATCCAGGTGACGGGCGGCGACCCGCATGCAACCCCTTACAAGGGAGGGGTCGGCGCTCAGCCCGGGGCCGGGCCTGGTTCTGGCGGTGGTGGCGGGGGCCACAGCGCGAACGGAACCGCGGGCGGCGGGGCGCCCAACGTCAACGGCGGGGCGGGCGGTGTCCCCTTCGACAACCTCTCGGGGTGGGCGCAGAACGACTACAGCCCCGCTCAGGGGGGCGCAGCCGGTGGGACTGGGGGGCAGGGGATCGCCGCCGGGGTGTACGGGGGAGACGGCTCCAACGGGGCCGGGGTGGCCGGGTCGGGCTACGACTACACCAACGGCACCTGGCAGTACACCACCCTGACCATTAACAACGGGGCCGTCTTCGGGGGCACCTCTCACATCTACGTGCAAGGCGACCTCACGATCAACGGCGACTTCATCGGCAGTGGTCGGGGCCACGCGGGCGGGGTGCCGACCGCCGACAATGTTCCGGCGAGGACGCGGGGCGGCCCTGGACAGGGGCCTGGTGGCGGGCAGGGCGGGGAGAGCATCCAGGTCGCCGGGGGGTCTGGTGGGCAGGCTGCCGGTGGTGGTGGCGGTGGGCACGGCGGAACCGGGGGCGCGGGCGTCACGGTCACCCCGGGCGGTACGCCGTACTACGGCGGGGCCGGGGGCGCCGCCTACGACGCCGCCAGCACCTCCTCGCCACAGCCCGGCTCCGGTGGCGGGGCAGGGGGCGCGAACAACAACCCCGGCACTCGGAACGTGGGCGGGGCCGGTGGCCCTGGTGGAGCGTCGATCTACTTCCACGTCGGGGGCCGTGTCCTCGGCAACGGGCGGGTCTTCGCGGACGGCGGGGACGGGGCGCACGGGGTCAAGGGCGCGGGTCTAGGATCGGGCGCCGGGGGTGGTGGGGCGGGCGGCTTCATCCGGTGGGAGGCCACCGTGATGCAGTGCAGCATCGCCTGCTACGCCCGGGGCGGGCGCGGCGGCGACAGCGCCCCGCCGCCCAACGACTGGGCGCCGTCGCAGTCCTCCGGTGGCCCGGGGGGCGGGGGCGCGGGCGGGATCATCTACGTCTACTACGGACAGAACGCGGGCTTCCTCAGCGTGGCCGACACCTCCCCCGGCGGGGGCGGGATCACCGGCCAGGGCAACCCGATGGGGAACGGCACTCCCGGCAACGGCGGGCAGTGGTCGTACGCCCAGACCGCCCTCACCGCGGTCGCTGGCGGGGCGGCTGGTCTCGGGGGCGGGGTGCTCAAGCTGACGGCGCCCATCGTCCAGAACAACGGAACCGTGCGAGCGCGTGGTGGCGACGGAGGTCCGGGTGGCACCAATGGCAGCGTCGGCGGCGGCGGCGGAGGTGCGGGTGCTGGTGGCGCGGCCTGGCGTCAGGCCGAGGGCAATCAGGGAGGTGGCGCCTGGGACGTGGCGGCTGGGGCCGCCGGGGGCGGTGGCACCGGGGCCGGGCCGGGCGGCGCCGCGGCCGCGGGCCGCACTCGGAACGACGTGCTGCCCCTACAGACGACGGGTGGGGGCGCCGCTGGCCTTGGCGGCGCTGCTGGCAAACTCGTTTTCGGGCAGGCCCAGGTCAACGGCACCGTCCGCTGGAACGGGGCCGCCGGGCAGGCCGGGGCAACCGGCGCCGGGGGACGGGGCACGGGCGGCGGTGGAGGTGGTTCGGGCGGTGGCGGTTGGCTCGCAGGCGGATCGCTGGGCGGCGCTGGCGCGTTGCAGGCCCTTGGTGCTGGTGGCGGCGCCGCGGGCGGCCTCGCCGGGGCCGGGGGCACCGGGGGCCTCGGGCGGCTCCGCTTCGACGTCACCGCCGACGCCTTCACCGGGGCCAGGCAGGGCGTCGTGACGACCAAGGCGGCACCAGCGGGCGTCGTCCCGATGCTGGTCTAGCCGGATAGACATGAACCGACAAGAGCACCACCACGCGCCCGTCCCGGGCGAACCGCAGCCGCTCAGCGGGCGGCGGCCCGTGGGCCGCCGCCGCAGCCAGAAGGGCGGGGGCGCCGGGTTCGTCACCGTCAACAACCGCCTCTTCGCCCCGCTCCAAGGACTGGCCGCGAACAACATCTTGCAGGGCGGGTACGGCTGGCTGGATAAGACGGATGGGGGGATGACGTACCACCCCGGCCTGGACTTGAACTCGGGAGGCTCCTGCAATGCGGACGAGGGGGCGGGCGTCGTGGCGCCGCTGGCGGGGATCGTCCGCGCCGTCTTCTACTGGAACGGCACCAGCATGGGGGAGGGCACCCACGCCTGGGTCGAACTCGACGACCCCTGCCTCCCCGGTGCTACCTGGTGGCACACCGACCACCTCCTGGACGTCTCGGTGGGCGTGGGGCAGCGCCTGGTTCCCGGTCAACCCATCGGCCTCTGCGGCCGGACGGGTGGGTGGGACTGCGCCCACGCCCACACCGAACTCCTGACCGGCCCGCCCGCGCAGGGCTACTGGCAGTGGCCGTACGGTTGGTCACGTGCCCAGGTCGAGGCGGCGTACTGGAGCCCGCGCACCTGGTGGGACGCGGCGACCGCGCTCGTCCTGGCCGAGGGCAACCAACCCATCCCCCCGGAGGTGGTCAAGGCGATGAGCGACTGGGAGTTGACCAACTACGTCCTGAAGCAGCTTTACGACTGGGCGGGGATCGCCTTCAACCCGGAGGGCGGGATGGCGAAGACCTGGGTGGCCGCCATGCGGGCGGGCCACTACCCGGGGCGCCCCCGGACGGACGACCGGCGCTACGGAGAGGGCGAGGGGGACGGGTGGTGGGCCGAGTTCGAGAGCGGCCTGCTGATCTACAAGCGGGACGGCACCATGTCCTGGACGGGATGAACCCGAAGGTCAGGCTCTACCTGGCGTGGGCGCTGCTGGTGGGAAGCCTGATCCTCTGGCCGATCAGCATCTTCACCTTCGCCAAGTCGGAGCCTCCGGTGGTGCTGAGCCTGTCCTGGTTCGCCATCGCCCTCACCGCGTGGGACGTGGTGAGTACGGCGTCGGTGCGAGTCAAGCAGGAAGAGGAAGGGGACGAGGGGGGAGACGAATGAGCATCTTCGTGGTGATCTGCTTCGCCGTGGCCGCCGTGCTCGCCGCCATCGCGGCGGCGTACCACCCGCCCGCCCCGCCCCGCTACAACCTACTGGCGGGGGCCGTGTTCTTCATGGCCCTGGCGTTCACCATCGAGCGCATCGCCCTCCCCGGATGAAGAGGCCAGCCGAAGACGCCTTGTGGTTCGTGATCGGCTACGCGGCCTGGGTCGTCGTCATCTCCTCGCTCTGGTGGCTGGGCTGCTGGCTCTGGGATCGCCTGCCCCGGTGGCGGCGCAACCAGTCCGGGTGACCGTCTGCCACGCCGCGGGCGGGCGCTACACACCGTTGTCGCTGCCCCCGTCCGCGGCCGATGCACACCGCGCACACCCGCTCGACCTGTTCGATCCGCCCGGCGGGGAGTGCCCTACACTGGTGGCGACATGGACACCAACCCCGACCAACAGCCCGACCCCCAGCCCAGGTCCGACGCCGAGCGCGCCGCCTACGCCGAGCGCCTCGTCCTCGACACCGTCGCCCGGCTCAACGCCCAGCGAAACCCCGACCCCCCCGCCTTCGACCTCTCCGACCGGGTCACCAACCTCGTCGTCCACGCCGGGGACCACCTCTACTACTCCCGCCACGACAACGGCGCCGTCGAGTACCGCCTCATCGACCAGGACGGCTGCCACTACGCTACCTTCCACGGCCACGGCGACCCCGCCAGCCCCGGCGAGTTCGTCATCGACGCCATCGCCTACCACCCCTCCCCAGACGGGGGGCGGCGGGTGCTGCCCGTTCGTCCCGAGCCGGACGCCCAGTCCGTCCCCGTCCCCCTCACCCTCAGCGCCTCCGTCCCCAATGCCGTCCACCAGTCCGGCACCCCCTACCACCTCTCCCTCACCCACGCCCACCAGCACGGCCACGTCGGAGTCGGGGGCGACCGCTACACCCACGACCACCCCCACCCCCACGCCGGGGACGAGTTCTACCGAGCCGGAACTTTCGGCCACGCCAGCGACCCCCACACCCACGGCCACTGAGGCCGACGGTGATTCCGCTCCCGATCTGGCTGCGGATCAAACGCCAGCACCAACCCCATCGACCCCCGCTTCGACCGATGCCGGACTACCAGATCGAGTCGCACCTGAGGCACGACTACCCGCGCCACCTCCCGTGGTGGTTACGGTGGTTGTCCTGGTTCCGGTGGAGGTGACCCGTGTGGTGGTGGAGGCGGCAGTACGTCCGCCTGCTGTGGTGGATGTACCGGCGCCCGATCACGGGCAACCCGGCCCTGAACGAAGTCCTGACCCTGCGACTCCTACTCCTGGCCCTGTCCGTGATTGTGCTTGTGGAGACGCTGCTGCTGCTGGTGTCTCCCTGCGTGCCGCTCATGATCGGGTAGCGTGGCTGAGCACCACGCTCAAAGCGACGATCCTGGGGGCGGCGGCGGTGGTGGGGGTGCTCCTCGGTATCCTCCGAGCGGCGACCGGACCGCGCTGATCGTCTTCCTGGTGCGGGAGGCGGTGGCGGTCGGCTTCGTCCTGATCTGGCTGGCGCTGCTGCTGGCGGACGTGGTGACCGAGAACTACCGCGTCCCCTTCTGGCTGAACACCGTGGGGATCGGCGTGCTGGCGTATGCGCTGGGACTCAACGCCGCCGACCTCGCGTCGTACCGGTCGTCCCTGCGCGCCAAGCGGCCGCCGGGGTAGTCGGGGGAGTACCCTACCCCCCGTGTGGGCCGAGGTGGGGCGGTGGCTGCGGCTCCTGTTCTGGATGCTGGTGGCCGTGTTCCTGATCTGGTTGGTGCTGACCGTGGGTCGGCCGTAGAAGGAGTGAACGATGCCAATCTCGCCGTCGCCCGGCCGGGGTGTCTCCACCGCGGGGATCGACAAGACCAGCGGCTGGGGGTCGAAGGACGCGAACGGAAACCTGCTCGTCGGGCACGAGGCCGACCAGGGGATCAACCACATCGCCGGGCTGAGCGAGGGCGGGCTGGACACCTCGACCGCCCCGTACGCCAGGCCCCTGGCCCCGACCGGGATGACCACCACCGCGGTGGCGGTGAACTGGCAGACCGTCCCCGCCTGCCCCGCCGGGACGATCAAGTACCGCCTCGCCGGGAGCACCGGGGCCTGGACGACCGTGGCCGAGGCGGCCGGGACGAAGACGGCGCACTCCATCCCCCTCTCCGGGTTGGCGGCGGCCAAGACCTACGAGTACCTCATCACCCAACCGTCCTGGATCGTGGGCGGGGTGGCCGTCGAGTTCGGCGGGCGCGTCCACACCACGGGCGGCACGGGCTTCGAGGAACCGGAGGGGGTGGTGGCCCCGCTGTCTAGCGGGCTAGACGGGGCGGCCACCCCGGTCCCCGCGCCCGCACCGGCTCCGGAGCCGACCGCCGAGGAGACCGGGAGCGCATCGGGGCTGGCCATCAGCGCCGTGACCCTCGACCCCGACCCCGAGGAGATCGTGGTGCTCTGGCGCACCGACGCCTACGCGGACGGGGTGGTGGAGTACATCAACACGGCGACCAACGAGTCGCGCACCGCGACCGAGCCGGGGAACAAGCGGATGAACCACGAGGTGGTGCTGACCGGCCTCGAACCGGAGACCACCTACCTGGTGCGGATCACCAGCACCGACGCGGCGGGCGACCAGGCGGTCAGCGGGCCGGAGGAGGTGACGACCCTGGCGCTGTAGCCTGCGCTACGCGCTCCAGGTCCGTCCACTCGTTGACGTAGGACTGGACGTCCGCGTTCCGCCAGGGGCGGGCGGGCAGGCGCATGTGGTGCCCGCCCTGCGTCCGCCCCAACACCCGCCACCCCCGCATGGGGGCCAGGTCGGAGAGGAACCGCTTGAACGCCCCGTCGTTCCAGGCGGGCGACCAGGCCCCCGACCGGCAGACATGCACCCGGGTGAACGGCTCGCCAGAGGGGGCGACGATCTCGCCCCCCGTGTCCACCGCGCGCTTGGCGGTGAGCCAGTTCGCCTCCTGCTCCCGCATCCCCTTCCACCGGGGGTAGACCACCCGGTAGTCCACCCCGGAGAGCAGGTACTTCTCGGCCCAGTTGCCGCAGTCGAGCCGCTTGGGCAACTCGGGCGGGATAGACCGCCGCCAGCGGGGGTTGTCCGCCCAGTCGGACGGCCGGTTGTACCCGGCGTCGTGGTGGGCGTCCACGTTCACCACCTCGTCCACCCCGGTGGCGATGCGGTTGTGCCCCGCCATGACGTGGCTCTCGGACAGGAAGAGTTGGGCGTCCGGGGCGATCCGGCACCTGGCCCAGAAGCCCCCCTCCTCCCCGGTGGTGCCGGGGAGGGGCAGGCCCTGGCGGACGAACGAGGCGGCGCGGATCAGCCAGATGTCGAAGATGAAGAAGAGGGCCTCGCGGTGGCCCCAGTCGTAGAGCATCACCAGCTTGCGCTCCTCGTCCGTCTTCTCCTCGCACTCCAGGATGTTGCGGAAGAAGAAGTCCCAATCCACGGTGAGCAGCGCCGTCATCGGGTCACCGCCTGGTGGGCGCGGACGGCGTTCTGCGCCACCCGGTGCTCCTCCTCGTCGCGCCGCCACGCCTCGCTCCTCCCGAGGGCGAGGGGGAGGACGAAGACGAAGAGGGTGAAGATCAGCAGTTCAAGCATGCGCGTACTCCTTTGGTGTCTATCCGACTAGTCGGGATCGTTTCCCTCGATCCACTCGGCGCAGGCCCGTTGGACGGCCCGCACCAGGTCGCGGTCGTGCTTCCAGTTGCGCCGGAATACGCCCAACCGCACGGCCTTGAGGAAGGCCCCGGCCGTGCCCCAGTACCAACTCCGTTGGCGGTCGGTCAGCGCCTCGGTGGTCTGGGGCCGGTCGTCCTCCATCGCCTCGGCCAGCTTGCGGAGCAGGCGCTCCTCCCGCCCCTCTGGGGGGGACGGGACCGGCGGGGGCTTGCGCCGCTTCCGGCGCACCCCCGCGCGGATGTCTTCGGGATCACTCACGGCGTACTCCTTTCTCTTCCACCGGATGGTCTGGCTTGGGAAGGGTGGGTAAGGGGTGGCATGCCACGGGTAGTCGGCGCCGGGCTGGAGAGGAGCGACGGGGGAAGGGACGGGTAGTCGGGTATGCGCTGGGGCGTCCCGGTGTTGGGCGGCCTCGTCGGGGCGTGCTGCGGTGGGCTGTCGGGGGAAGCGCGGAGAAGTCGGGCCGGGGTGGCAAGCGAGGGCCGGGGTAGTCGGTGGGGGAACGGGTAGGGTGGTCTGGTCCGGGCTTGTCGGGCGGGTATGTGGAGAGGTGCGCTGCACCGGATTGTCGGGGGTGCGCCGCGCTGGTGCGCGTGGGGTAGGACTGAGAAGTCGGCTCTGTGGCGGGACGGCTAGGGTTGGGATGAGAAGTCGGCTCGGTGTGGGGTGCGAGGGCGCGCCCGGTGAGGGGATGGCTCGGGAGGTCGGCGTGACGACGTCGAGGGCTGGCCGGGGACGGGCTGACTAGTCGGGTAGACGAGGTCTGCGCTGGTTAGGACTGGGAAGTCGGTGAGTGCGGTGGTGGCCAGCAAAGGCGCGTCTAGGCGAGTCGGTGGAGACGAGACCTGGCTGGGCGAGGTCTGGAAAGTCGGGCAGCGGCGACCTGGGTGGACGCGGCGAGGGTGGTCGCTTCGGTCTGCACTGGGTTGTCGTGGGCGGACTTGTCGCGGTGACCTGGGCTGGTCTGGATCGGTGAGCGGGGGGCGAGGGCTGTCGAGTCGGGGAGGGGGTGACAAGGTCGGGTGAGCAGCGACGAGGGATGGGGAGTCGGACGCGACCTGGGCGGACGAGCGTGGGGGAGGGTTGGCAAGTCGGGTAGACACGGGCAGGGCGGGGCCGGAGTGACAAGTCGGTGCGGTCTGCTCGGGGGTGCGAAGGCTTGGGCTGCCCAGCAGAGTCGGGGCGGGCTTGGTACGGGTGGTGCGCCCAGGCGAGGGCTGTCGGGGCGAGGGTGGGCAGCGCGGCGATGGCCGGGTAAGTCGTGTCGGAGATGGCTCGGTGTTGGCATGGCGTGGGGCGGGAAGTCGGATGGGGTGGCGTGGCGTTCGTCGGTCGGGGTGGGCGAGAGAAGTCGGGCAGGGACGTGGCGTGGCGCGGTGGCGAGGAGTGGCAAGTCGGTAGGGGTTGGGTCGGTTTGGTGAGGGGATGAGGCGTCGGCGTTGGGAAGGAGCGGTGCGGGATGGGATTGGGGCGCCCATGTCGGTTCGGAGTGGCCTGTGATGGGATGCGGTTGGCGAGACGAGGGGCGTCGGGGTGGGCTAGACGGGACCGGGATGCGGGCTGAGGAGTCGGGCCGGATAGGGTCGGCTTGGGGTCGGCGCGAAGTGAGAAGTCGGAGTCGCGATGACACGGCGCGGACCGGAAGGGGCTGAGAAGTCGGACTCGGATTGAGCCGACTGGGATTGGTCAGCCTCGTCGGGGGGCGGGTGTTGGCATGGGTCGCCTGGACTAGGCTCGTCGGCGCGGCTTGTGGTGGCGAGGGATGTCACGACCGAGACAAGGCGTGCCCCTGGCGAGGCAAGTCGGGTCTGGGTCGGGCCGCTCAGGCTAGGGATGGGTTGTCGGTGACGGCTGGGTTCGGGCCGGATCGAGCGTGGGTTGGGTAGTCGTCGTGGCGAGGGCAGGGCTGGTGAGGCTTAGTTAGTCGCTCGGCGTTGGCTTGCTCCGGGATGGCGTGGGACGGGCAGTCGGGGAGGCCAGGGGTGGCCTGCGGTACGGCGAGGGATGGCAAGGCTTGTCGGGAGGACACGGAATGGGGTGTCGGTGCTCTGGGTAGTCTCGTCGTGGTGACGAGGTTAGGGTTGCGCTGACAGGACGAGGCACGTCGGCACGGCGTGGGATGGCTGGACGATGGGACGGGTAGTCGGCTGGCTTGGACAGGCGAGCCGATGGCAAGGCCGGGAAAGGCGCGAGAAGTCGGGCAGCGGTGGCTGGCGACGGCGTGCGTCGGTTCGTGAAGGGGGGTCGGTACGGCTCGGGCAGAGGGCGGCTTGGGTAGGCATGTCGGTACGTCGCGGCGCGGGGCGCTCTGCGGGAGGTCGAGTGCTGACCTGGTGAGACAAGTCGGGCGTGATGGGTAGCTTTGGGTCGCCTCGGGTTAGGTAGTCGGGGAGCGCAGGGCCGGGCTGGGTCGGGCTGGGATCGGGGCGACGAGGTTAGTCGGCTCGCGTGGGCTTGGGTTGGGTGGACCTGACGTGAGTAGTCGGCTCGGGGGGGGCGGGGTGGGCGAGGGAAGAGTCGTCGGCATGGCTTGTCATGGCCAGACGGGACAAGGTAAGCGGACGTCGGGGTAGGCCCGGGCCGTGCGGTCTAGGTCAGAGCGGGCGGGACTTGTCGGCGGGGCCGGGACTGGCTTGCAGCCTGGCACGGTGGGGGTTGTCGGGCCGGGCAGCAACGGGGAGGTCTGCCTCGGTGAGGGGTGACCTGTCGAGCGGGCTTGAGGTGGCAGGGGACGGCTGGTGAAGTCGGACGAGCGATGGATGGGGTGGGGTTGACCAGGATCGCGTAGTCGTGGCGACTGGGTAGGGGAAGGGATGGTGCGGATGGAGAAGTCGGGGCGGGCGGGCATGGCACGGCCGGTCACGATGGGCGGGTCAGGGTTGTCGGCATGACCTGAGGCGCCGTGGGCGGGGCCAGACATGGCACGTCGGCAGGGGAGGGGAGCGCAGCCCGGGGCCGGGGTGACAGGTCGGGACGGGGCAGAGATGCCTTGGTTCGGACGAGACCTGGCAAGTCGGGAAGGCGGGGCAGGGATCGGCGGGGGTAGAAAAGTCGGGGCGGGTAGGGCGGGAGTGCGCGGGGCGAGACGAGTGCTGACAAGTCGGGTTGACGAGGCATGCGGATGACCGGGGTCGGGCCGGTTTGTCGGATGGGGGTGACCCGGAGAGTTGAGCGGTGACCTGGGAAGTCGTCGTGGCGGGACGGGGCTGGCGGATGGCGAGGGTAGACATGTCGGGTACCGGGAGACTGCGCCGGACTGTCTCGCTGGGTAGACAGCCCGGCCTTTGTCTCGCCCGGGTAGTTAGACCAGGGTGAGCGAGCGGGTCGGCTCGGCGTCGGGGGCAGGAGTGCCCTCGATCACCATGTGCCGGGTCCGGGCCGCCTCAGCAGCGGCCTTGGCCTCGGCGGCCTTGCGGCGCCGGGTCTCCCACGCCTTGAGGGCAATGGCCCGCCCCCGGCGGGACACGTCGTACCCCCTCGACCCGGTCACGTAGTAGCTGTGGGGGTTGGTCCCCTCGCCCACAGCGTGGCGGGGGAACATAGCGCGGTTGGGCGTGCAGTAGCAGTAGGGCATGACGCACTCCTTCTCGGTTGACTGCCTGGGTTAACGGCCCCGGCGCCCGTTCGCCGCCCCAGCGGCGGCGGCCTGGGCGACGGCGGCCTCCAGGTCCACCGCCTCGGCCTCGGTGGCCGGGGCGGCGTACGCTGGCTGGAGCGTGGAGAGGGGGACGGCCTCGGCGTCCTCCCACTCGATCACCTCGAAGCGCCCTGCGTCCTGCGAGCGCAGCGCCCCGAAGCCGAGGTTCTCCAGGAGCGACCAGATGGACGGCCACTCCTTGAGGATGACGCTGTCCTGCACCGTGGCCACCAGGAACTGGATGCGCGGCTGCTCCACGTACTGGTAGTAGGTCAGCGTCGAGCGCGGCCCCTGCGGCCCGGTGACGTGGCCGACGAACAGGTCGAGGTCGGTCGGCTCCTTGGCCGGGGCCAACTCGCCGTCTACCCCGGGGACGTTCAGGTAGATGCGCTCGGGGCCGACGAACACCCGCTCGGCCAGCCAGGACTTCGGCCCCTTCTTGGTCTGCCCCCAGCGGTCGCCCGCGTAGAGGATGTTGGTCGCCTCCCGCAGCCCCGCCTTGATCTGCCGGGACTCGATGAACAGCCCCGTGTTGTCCCGCTTGAAGCCGACGCTGCTCTGGCTGGTGGCCAGCTTCTCGGACGCCAGCTTCATCAGGTCGTAGGCGCTCATCGTCTTGGCCTGCTCGGCCAACTCCGGGTCCAGTTCCAGGATGGTGCGCCGCACCACGGCGGCCAACTCCTGCTTCTGGTCGATGCCCGTCCCCTTCCTGATCCACGCCTCGATGACGTCGGGGCGCAGGGGGACGCCCCCGTAGATGCGGCTGGTGAACTGCACCGTCACCCGGCGGTACTTGTAGACGGCGGACAGGTGGTTCGCGAACACGGATGCCATAGCCCTACTCCCTTACTTCCCGGCGGGGGCGCCGGACTGGTTCGACGGGTTGTTCTGGTTGCCGTTCGGGTACAGGATGCGACGGAGCGCCTCGTCGGCCCCCGACATGATCCCCTCCATGCGGGCGTTGACCGCGTCGGTGGCGCTCTCGTACGCCTCCTCCACCTGGAGCGCGGTGTACCGCTCCTCCACGGTCTGCCCCTCGTCCATCCCGGTGGCCAGCATGCGGAACCACCGGGCGTGGCCCAGGTCGCGCTTCGCGCGGGTCTCCCGCTCCTGCGCCGCCAGGAGCAACTCCTCGGCGGTCATCGCCCCCAACCGGACGTAGCCCACCTGGGGGTTGACGTGCTCCCGCCGGTCGAGCCACCGCTGGAGCGCCTCGCGCTTGGTCTCCTCGGACTCGTCCGCCACCTCGGTGAACCGCTTCACCCGGCGGGTCTCCAGCATCACCGCCCGCACGATCTCGGCGGTCGTGTTGAAGACCTGCTCGTACAGGAAGCGGTCGAGGAGTTCCGGCGTCTCCTGCAACCAGGCCACCGCCCCCTCCGCGATCCGCGGGGTCGCGCCCCTGTCGCTCGGGTCGATGCGGTCCCTGATCCACTCCCGGACCTGCGTGGTTGCCGACCGGGTGCGCCCATCGCGACCCGGCTCGGCCTCGTCGGCCATGCGTACTCCTTTCTCGTCGGCTAGACACCCACCGGCTCCCGTTGGTCGATCCGGTCAGTGCTGCTTATATGGTAGCAATTGTCAGAAACGAGGGCCACCCGGGGTGCAGGCCCCGGGTGGCCCTCGCCTGGAGAGGGGGAAGGGAAGGGGTCAGGCCGTGACGGGCACCTTCTCCGGGGTGGTGGTCGCGGTGACCGTGCCGGTGACGGTGATGGTCATGGTCATGGTGGTGGCACGGGCGGGAGCGAACTCACCGGCCTTGACGGTCTCCCAGGCCCGGGCGCGATCAGCCTGCACGGCCCGCACCCGCGCGCACCACTCCTCGAAGCGGGCGCGCTCCTCCCGCTGGCGTAGCCGGGTCTCGGTCAGGGTGTTCCCGTTCAGGCGCTTCCAGTGGCTGTCGCAGCACATCAGTTCCGTACTCCTTTGGGCATCGGCTTGGCGTAGTGCTCCGTCGTCAGACGCTGGATGTCGGCCTGCACCATCTGTCGCAGCGTCCCCAGAACGGCCAGGTAGTAACTCTCCCGCTGCTCGGGGGAGAGGCCCATGCGGTCGCACTGGTCGCCCAGCACGTCCGTCACGAAGTTGGTCAGCCCCATCAGGGCGTCGGGGAAGGGCGTCCCCGGGTGCTTGCGGAGGTAGCCGTTGTAGCTGCGGAGGAGATGGTTGGTGATCTCCCGCACAGCCCGCTCGTCCGCGTCGATGGTCGTCCGCATGTCCACCATCGGCGTACTCCTTCTGTGTCTAGCTGCGTAGACGGGTGTGGTAGTTGGTCCCGCCCTGCCACCCGAGGGTGAAGGCCATCTTGATCCGCGCCCGCTGCGCGCTGGTCAGGTCGTCCAGGTGGAGGAAGACCTCGGCGCCCTTCCAGGCGTCCTCCAGCGCCTTGTACTCCAGCCGCCGTCGCGAGGCGGCGGCGTGCTCATTCAGGCTGAGGTTGCGCGGCAGTTGAGGCATCGGTCACCAGCTTCGGGGTGCTGTCGTCGGCCAGGCTTTCCTTGATGTCCGCCCCCCACTGCTGGGCGGCGGTGTAGATTTCCTTGAGGGTGTGCTCGTCCAGCCCCAGGTACCGGCACGCCTCCTCCCAGGTGATGGCGTCGTCCGCGAGGGCGAAGCACACCGCGAGGCGCCGGTTGGTGCGGTAGGTGCCCACCAACCCCTCGCTGTTGTCCCGGCTGAGCAAACTCTCGGGCATCTTGATCGTCCACATCCTTCTTCGGGCAACGTCCGGGGGGATCGGGCGGGTCGGGGTGGGCCGGGCCGCCCACGTCGGGCGGCCCGGCTTGGGCGTCGGCACCGTCTCGCTGGCTAGACGAGGGCCTCCAGCTTGGCCATCGCCTCCTCGAAGGTGTCGATGGCGTCCTGCGCGCGGACGGGATCGACGGGGGCGATCTGGTAGACGGAGTTGGGCTTGACCGCGCCGTAGAAGAGGCGGCGGGTCTTGGCCACGACCTCGTTGATCACCTGGCGGCGGTGGTCCTGGACGTCCTCGGTGTTGTCGGTGACGAAGACGCCACCGCCGGGGCCGCGCCAGGTGACGATGGAGTCCTTGCGCTCCGGGTCTTCCCGCAGCACCTCCAGCCCGCCCGAGACCTGGGCCGCGGAGAGGGTGGCGAGGGACGCGAGGGCGGTGATGCCGAGGGCCGTGCCCTTGTGGGCGAGCAGGACGTCGTAGACCCGGTCTGCGATAATCTGACGGCGGCGCGAGTAACGAATAGCCAAGGACTTTCTCCTTGTCGGTTGAGGCCGGTGGTGCCCATCACCACCGGCTCACTGATTCCTCGGGCGGCTGGCGGGGCCGACTACGCTTTCCCTCCGTTGCTCTCCGACAGCACCTTGGCAAAGAAGTCGTCCACGTCCCCGCCCACCTTGCCCGTGGAGAGCAGGGACTCGATGCGGTCGATGACGGTGCGGGCCGAGGCGAGGCGCGAGCGCAGGAACTGCGCGGTCGCCCACGGGTCGTGCGCCGGATCGGGGAGCGAGGTGATCCGGGGGAGCACGGCCGCCGCGTCCCGGATGAAGCGGTCGAGCATCGCCTCCATCTGCGCGCGGGCCTGCCACAGGTCCAGCTTCTGCTCCACCCGGGTGGTGTCTACCCCGCTAGGCACGTCCTCCGCAGCGGGGGGCCGGGCCAGCGCCTCCTCCTGGCGCCTGACCTCCTGGCGCACCTCCGGGTCGAGGCGCAGGGCGTCGAGGGCCGCCACCCGCTCGGCCAGGGGCGCGGTCTGGATGCGCTGGGCGAGCGGCTCGGAGCCGGTGTGCTGGATGGGGGGACGCCCCATCTCCACCCGCAGGCTGGTGACCGTCCACCGCCCCCGCTCGTTGGTCGGGTGCGGCTGCGCCACCAGGTCCAGCAGGCGCGCCCGCTCCTCCGCGATGCCCTCGTTGGCGATCTCCCGGTAGACCGACCAGGACACGCCTACCACACGTGAGGTAGGCGGCACCCGGCTGGAGGTGAACCGCCGCTGCTCCAACTGGGTGAGGGTCAGACCGGAGGCGTCGGCCATCCGCTCCAGCTTGTCCTGGCTCCCGTTGTTCACGCCGTCCAGGGCGTACGGCACCTGGTCGAGGGCGATGTCACCCATCTCGAACCGGGTCAGCTTCTCCTGCTGGGCGAGGTCGGCCAGTCTCGCCAGCGCCTGGGCGAAGGTCATCCTGGGCATCGGTCACTCCTTCTGCGGTGGTGGCCCCCTCACCGGGGGCCTGGGATGATGCTACCAAATCGACAGAACCTACGCAAGCGTCCTCCTCCCAGATGGGGAACATGGACAACTGCTCGTAGCCGTACGCCTCACGCCACACCTTCTGGGTGTCCTCGGGCGGGCGGGGACGGCCCCGGAACTCGTAGGGATCGGCTCGTTGCGGCACCGGGGCCTCCTCGAAAAACCCGCGCTGGGTTGGCTAGCCAGCTAGACGGTTTAGACGGTGGGCGTGGGCTTGGTCTCGATGAACAGGGGGTGCCCCCACCGGTCGATGGTGAGCAGGCCGTGGCCCATCCGCTGGGCGGCGGGGCCGCTCTCCTCCACGCCGTGCTCCCGCATCTGGGCGAGCAGCTTGTCCAGTTCCCAGTCGGCCCCGATCAGGACGCCCTGCGGGTTGCGGAAGGTGTGGACGTAGTTGCCGTCCTCATCCTTGCGGATGTTCAGGCGGTCCACCGCCTGGTCGTAGGGGACTTCGTACTCCGGGTGCTTGATCGGCACGGGCGGTACTCCTTAGACAGACCCCGAGGGGGTCGAAGAACAAGGCGGACAGGGCGGGCCAGTCGGCCGGTCGCGCCAGCCCCGTCACCATGACGTTCACTCGGCTCAGCTTCTCCAGCCACAACTCCTGGTCTTCCGACGTCACCCCCTTCCGGGTCTTCAACTCGATCATCAGCAGGACGATGGTGTCGTCGTCCTGCGGGCGGGACACGGCGACGAGGTCGGGCAGGCCCTTGTCGCTCTTGCGGCTGTCGGTCTCGTGGTAGACCGTCCACCCGTACCTGCGGAGGACGTCCTCGCAGACGGTCTGGAAGTCGGCCTCCCCCATGGCGGCGGGCAACTCGGAGGGGAAGCCGTTCATGGTGGCCCACTCGGCGTTGCCGTCGATGGTCTCGGGGCGGACGATCTTCACCCGGCGCCTAGTCGGCGGGTGCGGTGGTTTCGGACTCCTCGGCGGCACGCGCGTTCTCCTCGGCAACGATGATGTGGACCTGGTGGTAGAGGCGCTGTTCGGGGGTGTCCCCCTCGGTCATGTCGCTGACGTAGGCGACGTAGACCGACCAGCACCGCTGGCAGAAGATGTCGCCCGTGTCCTGCCCCTGCCCCGGGTTCCCGCACCAGAGGCAGAGGTCGGGCTGGTCGGGGCGCGTCCACCCCCCGACGCACGTCAGACAGGTGAGCACCGGGGACTCGTCGTCCCGGCGGTTGACCAGGAAGACGGCGACGTCGCGCTCGATGTGCTTGTGGCAGTGGTAGCAGAACTGCCCCCGCCACTCCTCGGGGTGGCGGATCGGGATCGGCCTCCGGTGGACGGGCGACACGACGACGAGCATGCGCGGCGGCACGGCGTACTCCTTGGGGGCGGCGTTTTGATTCCCGTTTCTCTATGCCTCTAGGCGTCTATGCGTCTATGCAATCTAGATCGTTTTGACTTGACAGAACGTCTAGTCGCATAGACAACATAGAAACATAGACGCCTAGAGACATAGACGGAGCAGATTCAAACTGAGCCGGTCGGCTTGGTGCGGGCGTACTCGGAGGGGTGCTGGTAGGTGCCGTCGCCCATGTCCACGATCTGGGGCGGCTTGTGGTACTTCATCTCATGGATCAGGTTGTCGATCTGCTTGATGTTGGTGCCGGGCATCCGCTCCATGATCTCCTTGCGTCGGAGCGGTCGGCCCGCTTCCTGGATCGTGTCCAGCAGTTGCTGCCGTCTATGCGGCATCTTCGACGTTACCTTCTGCTGGATGCTCTCCCCTTCCCACTGCCAGCCGTGGAGGAAGTCGTCCCAGGTGACCTGGTACTGGCTGAGCGCCGTGTCCCGGCCGCTGATGGTGACCCGGCGGGTGTCGGGCTGCTCCTGGAGCACGGGGTGGAAGGTGAGCCACGCATCGACGGCGCCCTGCACGGCCATGCTCCCGCTCACCGCCTGGGCGGGGTCGAAGTCCTGCCCGGCGCCCTGACCCTGCTTGTTGGTGTGGTGGACGACGAGCACGCCGACGCCGTAGGTGTGGGCCATGTCGGCCAGCGGGCCGAGGGCGGCGTAGTCGCTCTCGTAGATGCCGCCCAGCCGGACGGGGCGGATGCGCTCCAGGAGGTCGATGACGACGACCCCGTCCGGGTGCCGCTCGCACCAGTCGATGAGCATCCCCTCGCCGCCCCGGTCGATGGGGGGCCAGCGGTGGGCGAACTCCAGGGCCTCGGGGTACTGCTCGTCCGGATAGGCGGCGAGCATGTAGTTGGCCCGGGCCTTGACCCGGCTGGGCTTGTCGTCCAGGTTCAGGTAGAGGACGGGGCGCACCTTGTCCACCTGGATCGCCCCCAGCGCCAGCCCCCCGGCGGCGATGGCCATCGCCAGTTGCAGGGCGAACACGGACTTGCCCGCCTTGGCGTTGCCGACGATGAGCACGCAGTCCCCGGCGTACAGGATCGGCTCCACGATGGGCACCTGGGGCGGGAACTCCTGCGCCATCAACTCCCGGAAGGTCTGGGTGTTGACGGTGTGCAGCAGGGCCTCCCGGTCGAGGGTCACCGACAGTTCCTTGAGGCGGGCGCGGATGCGGGAGGCGTCGGTGGTGGTCTCCACGAACCGGCGGAACTCCAGCGCCGCCTGGATGGCGTCCCGGTACTCTCCGAGGGCGCGGACCTGCATCGCCTGCTCGGCGGGGACGAGGGGCAGGACGCGCGACCCCTCGGACTGCATCTGCTCCAGGTCGAAGCGGGTGATCGAGCCGTTGAGGCGGCCCCGCTTGTCGAGCACCGAGTAGACGGCCTCTAACCCGAAGTGGAGGTGCTTCCGGTCGAGGGCGAGGATGGCGTTGAAGATGTGGCGGTGGTCTTCGGTGAAGTCCCGGGGGCGGACGATCCCCAGCGCCCGCTTGACGGCCTCGGAGTCGTCCGCCTCGGAGAGGATCATCAGCATCCCCAGAAGCTGACGCTCCAGATCGAGGTTGTTGAGGGGGATGTCACCGGCCAACATCGGAACCCCCCGATGTTGCGCTCGTAATATCGGGCTGGTATAGCTGGACTGGGGAGGGACTGGGCATGACAGTCTCCGAACCTTTCTGGTAGCCCCCGGGTTCACGGCCTGGGGGCTACCGCTTTTCTGTCTACCTGGCTAGGCGCTCCCGCTGTTCCCGTTGGGCTTGCGCTGGACGGCGGTGTTGATGCGGGCGAGTAGCCGCTGGCACGCGGCTTCGATGTCGGCCTCGGTCGCATCCTCCGTGAACGGGGCGATCAGGGCGTCGTCGCGGACGAGGGCGTGGGCGTTGGCCAGCTTGAGGTAGGTGTCCTTGAGCCTGGTGAACTTATCCAGCAAGGCGGGCTTGCCGCCAGTCCGGACGGGGGGCGCGGGCCGGTCGTTCCTGTCCGGCGGCGCAGGCTGCGCGGGGCGGCGCAGGCGGGGAGGCTCGTCGTCGTCCGCCTCGGCCGCCTCCTTGTCGGAGGGTAGCGAGGTCATCTCCTCGACGGCGACCATGCCGACGTTCAGTGCATCCCGCAACGCCCGGGCCTTGGCCCGGGTTTCGGCCATCCTGATCTTGTGGGCCACGATCATGCGGCCCACGTTGCCGTCGTCGGCGTCCCCGATCCCGGTGTAGCTGCCCCACGGGAACTCGACCGTGGCGTGGACGATGGCGATGCCCCCGTTGGTGGAGGTGGGGGCCTGCACCAGGTTGGTGTAGATGGACGTCATCCCCGCCCGGTGGGCGGCGTCGAGCAGCCCGGCGTAGAGTACGAACTGCTTCCCCTGCCGGGTGATGACGTGGTCCTGGTTGACCACCACGGTGGGCTTCTCGCTGGCGTACCGCTTGACGTGCCAGGGGGCACCCTGGTCGGACAGAACGTCCGGGTTGACCTCGTCGGTGCTGGTCATCGCGCTATACTCCTGGTCGTACCCCTCTCCCTCCTCCTCCCTTGCGGGCGGCGCAGGCCAGGGGCGTACTCCTTCTGCGAGGCCCCGGCCAGGGGGGTGTTGGTCCCCCCCTGGAACCCCCGGGGCTTCGTGGTGTCTGCCGCCTGTGACACGTGTCACAGGCGGGGGGCTAGGTGCGGTCGGGGATGGCGTCCACCGGACCGGCGAGGCCGTCCAGGGGATCGGGCACCCGGCTCTGCGGGTCGCGGATCGGGTGCCGGTAGGGCGCGAGCACCGGCTCGATCTCGTCGCGCCGGAACCGGCGCCGCCCCGAGGGCACGGTGTAGTAGGGCAGGCGCCCCTTCTGGCACAGGTCGTAGATGGTCTGGCGGGAGAGGTTGTACTCCCGGGCGACCTCCATCACGGTCAGCCACTGCTGCTTGGGCGACACCTTCTTCTGCTTGCGAACGTGCTCTGCGGTCACGGGCATGGGTCGTACTCCTGGGTTTGATGAGACCTCCACTCCTGGAGGTCTGTCATTAGTGTACCAATGGTGGTTTAGGACGGAGCGGCGTCACGGGGGCGGGACTGGTAGGGCAACTGGGCGCCGGACGACCAGGCCCCGTTGGGCTTGGCCCCGATGTGGCCCCCCGGTTCGTGGGCGGTGACCCACTGGCGGGCATAGCGCCGGACGAGGGCGCTGTGCCGGGTGGGACTCTCGATGCTGAAGGGGGGCAGGGCGTCCCCGACCTTCATGCGGTAGTTGTAGAGGTAGTGCAGGGCGCCGCAGGCGGCGGCCCCGTTGCTGGAGTTGATGCTGTTCTTGTGCTCGGCGGTGAGGCCGTCCAGGGCGTGGCTGTCGGTCTGCTTGCGGAGCACATCGACCAGGCGGTCTCTCCGCAGCAGCCCGTCGTAGCGCAGCAGGAACTGCCACATCCCGGCCAGCAGGAAGTCCCGGTACCAGTCCGGGTCGGTGCCGCCCACGTCCCGCAGCACGGAGAGCACGGCCCGGGCGCTACTCGCCCCGCCCTGCTTGATCATGTACTCCACCGTGCGGCAGGCCACCACGGTGGCCGGGGTGCCCCGGTTCTCGCCCGGCCACAGGGGCCGCATGCCCACCTCCTTGAGGAGGAGGAGCACCTGGAGGCTGTCGGCGTCCCGGGCGTGCACGCGCGCGCGGAAGGCGGCGTTGTAGTTGAGGGTGCGCCGCTCGGTGTTGACGGCGTCGAAGTCCCCCGCCTCCTCGACGGTGGTCTCGACGTGGGTCAGGAGCACCGGGATCATCACGTCCTGACCGAAGCACCGCTGCGCCGCCCAGATGCGGTGCTGCCCGTCCACGGCGACGAGGGTGCCGTCCGGGCGGCGGTTGATCTGGGGGGCCTGGAACCGGCGCCACTTGAAGCGCATCGCGATGCCCTCGGCGCGGGGCTGGTCGAAGATGCGCTGGTACTCCTCGGGGACGAGGATGTCGGACGCCTTCACGTAGACCTGCTCGATGTGGTCCTTCGGGTCGCCCGCCGCCTCGGCGGCCGCCGCAATCGCCGCATCCCGCTCGGCCTGCCGCTGTCCGCGCCGCTTCTCCAGGGCCTGCCGGATGATGGCCGTGCGCCGCCGCCTCACCTCGGCGGCCCGCGCCTGCACGGTGTTGCGCCGGGCCGCCTCTCTGGGGGACGGCCCCTTGGCGGGGGTGACGATGGCCCGCTCCTCGATGGGCGTGACCTCGGTCACCACCCGCTGCGCGTCCACGGTGACGTCGAGTGTCGTCTTCTTGCGGCTGGTCATTGGTACTCCTTCTGCTTGAATGGGGCGTACCCAGCGTCTAGCCGGGTGGACAGTGGCGGGGGCAACGACGCCCCCGCCGCCGTCACCTACCGGACGTTGACGTAGCGGTTCAGCAGGCCGCCGACCTTCTGCTCGAACCCGACCCGGACGTCGGCGTAGACCATCTCCCGGGCATAGGCCGTCCCGGCCTGCACCAAGTCCCAAATGGACGTGGGGTCGCCGGACGAGCCGATGTCGGCGGCGCGCTCGGCCAGGAGGGGGATGACCTTGGCCTCGGCCTGTCCGAAGCCCTGCTCCCGGAGGAACTTCTCGGCCCCCTCCAGGTCTTCGGCCACGGTGGTCTGCTTGGCCTTGGCGATGTGCTGGGTGATGCCGGAGACCGAGGCGTTGGAGTAGGCGGCCAGCGCGGGGACGGCGCCCTCCAGGAACTTGCGGGGGGCCTGCCGGTTGTGGCGGATGGACAACTCCCGCATCCCGATGGCGTCCCAGATCATCCGGTTCTGGCACACCTTGTTCAGGTAGAAGGAGAGCACCTTGAACCGGGCGTCCCCGACCTCCGAGTTGGTGACGATGAAGCCCCGGAAGTAGGTCTCCCCCTCGATGTCGATGGGGTGGGTCTCGTCCACCAGGAAGACCCAGATGTCCCGGTCGGAGGCGTACAGGGTGGTGTTGTGCTTGGTGACCTCGGTCATGGCGTCGTTCATGCCCTGCCCGGCGATCTTGCCCGGCACCACCCAGCGCCCCTGCGCCTGCTCGTTGATGAGCATGATCGTGCGGACGATGTCGGCGTCCCAGATGCGCCCGTAGTCGGGACCGGTGACGGCGCGCAGGACGGCGGGTTCGTCGCCCACGGCCGGGGCGGCCAGCAGCTTGACCCGGCTGTCCCCGTCCACCCGCTGGCGGTATTCCAGGCTGGCGTTCAGCGCCACCTTGGCGATGGGGGCGGGCATGTCCCGCAGCCAGCGGATGTCGGGGCCGCCGATGACGCTGTTGTACTGGGCGAAGGACCAGTTGGTGAAGATGGCCGGGCTGTCGCCGTAGCTGACGGTGTAGAGGTTCCCGGCCAGCGGGCCGCTCTCGATGTACTTGGCGTCCAGGTTCCCCTGCACCGGGACGTTGGGGAACTCGTCGCTGCGGTCCCGGCGGGCCTCGGTCACGGCCAGCAGGGCCTCCAGGCTGGTGTACCGCTCGTCGTCGGGGCGGCTGGCCCACTGGTGCGAGGCGAGGGAGAGGTTGCGCCCGCCCTGGCGGGTGACGGGCGGCTTGGCGTAGCCGATGATCTGCTGCGCGGACAGGGTGCCCCCGGCGGGGATGGGGATGATCTCGGCGCCGTTGCGGTTGGTCATGTCGGTCGTACTCCTTACTTGGCTGCGGGCTTCTTGCTGCGCGGGGCTTTGGCGACCGGGGTCTCAGCCCGTTCGAGACTGAGTTGCTCTCCTCGCTTCCTGGCCTCACCGGCCATCACTTCGAGCAGTCCCTGCGTGGCGAGCCAGTTTTTGGGGTCGGTGGCGAACTGGCCTCGCTTGGTGAGGAAGTCGTAGGCGCACCAGTGCGTGCCGATCCTGATGACCTCGAAACGGGGCAGCATGCGGAGCGCGGGCATCCTTCTCCTCTCTGGTGGTCTGTCTATAGTGTACCAGTTGGACGGATTGGACGCCACGGTGTCTACCCGGCTAGGCAGCTAGGCGGTGAGCACGAGGACGGCGAGGAGGAGGAGGGTGAAGCCGAAGAAGAGGTGCTCTCCGGTGGCGAACATGGCGACGGTGGGGGCAAAGAGGCACCAGACGGCGAGCATCGGGTCCGGTCCGGTCGGTCTTCGGGGCGGGGGCGCCCTCACAGGGGGGTCTCCTCGATGGACACCCACTCGACGGCGTCCTCCTCCTGCACCAGGTTCTGGAGGGTGGCGATGAGGCGTTTGGCGTCCGCGACGGTGAGGTTGGCCGTCGCCAGGACGGGGACGCGGGCCAGGGTGTCGGCGTCGAACCGCTCGGAGATGTTGAGGGTCATCAGGCTGGCCAGCACCACCTCGCCGTGGATGCCCTGGACGCAACCGTTGTGGGCGACGACGGTGAGCGACGTCGCGGCGTTGGTCGGGTCGCCCAGGCGCAGCACCTCCTCGGGGCGGGGCGTTTCTTCCAGGTAGTCGCTGTTCAGAGGCATCGGTACTCCTTACTTGCACCACCCATGCACGGTGCTCACGGACACGCCCAACTCCTGGGCGATGTCGCGGTAGCTGAAGCCCTTCCCCTTGAGGAAGTTGGCTTTGGGCTTCAGGTACCGGTGGAACTGCTTCCCCCGGCTCGGGATGCGCTCCTCCTTGGGCGCGGCCTTGCTCGGGGGGCGCAGCACCTCGTACTCCACGGGGTGGGCGATGTGCCACAGCCGGTGGTGGCTGTCGCACAGCCAGCGGACGTCGAGTTGCTTGGTGTAGTCGTCGTGGTGCCCGACCGTGACGGGTGCCCCGCACTCCTCGCACGGGGTGGGCACCAGCGCGCCGCGCTTCACGGCGCGGGACACGGACGCATGCGCCAGGTGCGCGTCCCAGTGGCGATCCGCCCACCTCAGCCCGGCCAAAGTACCACTTCCCTGTTCGGCTTACTAGGTAGCATCACGCTATTGTACCTGGCCGCGCGCCGGGTAGGTGTCGCGCGTCTACCTGGCTAGAAACCCATCTGCCACTGCCAGACGCGGAAGTGGATGACGACGAGCACGGCGTTGAGCACGGCCCCGGCGCAGCACCAGAGGGCGCTGGTCCGGAGCGGGGCGTCGGCGCGGAGGTCGAGGTAGTTGGCGAGGCGGTGGGAGCGGATGGCCAGGGCGACGAGCCACATGGCGCAGGCGAGGTTGGCGTGGGCCAGCCCGTCGCTGACCCACGCGCTCCAGTGGTCGGGGGCGTACATCAGCGCCACCCCCGCCGCCACTCACCTCCACCCCCCTCGCGCGCCCGCACCAGGTTGAGTTGGACGTAGGCGACGATGCGGGCGGACGGGGGTTCGTCACTGTCCTGGTTGATCCTCCAGCGCGCGGACCCCCTGGCCTGGCGCAGCGCCAGGGTGTCCCCCTCCCGCGCCCGCCACGCCCGCCACCCGGTGGCGAACTCGTGGATGATGGCGATGGTGTCGGTGTGCGGGTCTTTGAAGGTGGCCATGGGCGAGGTCAGGGCGCCCGTGTCCAGCATCGGGACGTAGTAGTAGGTTTCGGTGTCGTAGGGTTCGCGGTAGTCGCCGCCCCAGTAGAGGCGGTCGAGCCACCCGCGGGCGGTGGTGCCCACGGGTGGCCAGCCGGTGAACGGCTCAGTCATCCAGGTCGAGCACCCGGTCGGCGCCAACCACGGCCAGGGCCGGGGCGGGAGCGGGCCACAGCCGCTCGGGGTACGCCAACTCAGCGGCGTCCCGCTCGCTCCGCACCACCACGTCGCCCGCCTCGTTGACGGCGACGGCCATCCCCTCGCTGCGCCAGCGCCGGATGAGGACGGCGGCGCGGTGGACGCACAGGGGCATGTGGCCGAACGCCTCGCACGTGCATTCGAGGGGGACGTCGGTGCCGTGGACGGTATGCACCAGCCCCGACCGGCTGGTGCTGGGCACCCGGTAGACCCCGTGCTGGAGGCGCTCCACCTGGTCGGGCACGCCCATCTCCAGCGCCTTCTTCATGGTGCGCTGGAGGTGGGCGCGTAGCTGGGCGGCGGTCATCGGGCGCTTCACCCGCTCGTTCCTCGGGGGTACCACTCTCGGACTGGCAACCATCGTGGCGTCTCCTTGTCTCGTCGGCTAGACGTTGGTCGGTCGGGTCAGTCGTCGGCCAGCAGCAGGTCCACCTGGAGGGCGAGGCGCCGGAGGTGGCGGGCGCACTCCAGGCGCGCCCGCCGCTCCCCCTTGAACTCGGACGCCCGCTCCCGGTCGAAGCGGTCCCGCAGCGAGCCGAGTTGCTGCTCGTTCACCCGGGCGGCGGCCTCGAACTCCTCGGCCGCCTGGGTGAGCACGGTGGCCAGGGTGTGGGCGGCGTTGCGCTCCAACGCCGTCGCCAACTCGTCGGGGCGGACGAACTCCCGCAGGGTGGTGATCACCGGGGGCACCTCCCCCCGGTGATCGGCGCACGTCTGGTCGATGCGCGGGGTGCCCCGCACCACCCGCGCCTCCTTCCCGCAGAGGATGCACTTGACTTCCTCCATGCTCGTCTCCTGGTCGCTCCTTTCCTCAGACTGCCACGCCCAGGTCGATCTCCTCGGCGTCGATCTCCTCGGCCTCCGCGATGTCGTCGGCCTCGCTGCTCTCCTCCTCCTCGGCCTCCTCGTCCAGCTTGTCCTCGGTCAGCTTCTGGAGCAGGGCGTCGGCGCGGTTGACCTGCGTCCCGGTGACGGGGCGCTTGCCCTTGCTACCCGCCTCCTTCCACTCCCGGCTGGCGTCGAGGATGGCGTACGCCTCGGCGGCGGTGGTGGGGTTGGCGACCAGGGCCACGGCCTCCCCGGCCTCGGCCTCGGTGGCGGGAGCGGTGGCGGCGACGGTCGCCTCGTTCTTGGCGACCTGGGCGGCCTGCTCCCCGGTCAGGGCGGCCTGCGCCTTGGCCTTGCCCTGCGCCTTCTTCAGCCCGCGCACGATCTCCTTGGCCTGGGCGATGGAGATGACGTACTCGGGCTGCACCTTCGGCGGGGCGCCGTGCCAGTCCTGCGCCAGGTAGGACAGGCACATGGCGGCCAGCTTCTGGATGGCGCTCTTGGTCTCGCCCGCCATGTCCACGTAGGCGCCCGTGCGGAGGGCGTCGAGCACCGTGGTCAGGGACTGCGGGGTCACCTTCTCCTCGGCCTTGAGGGCGGCCGGGCTGGCGCGCCGGACGGTGGTGGTGGCGCCGTTGGCGGGAGGCGTGGTGGTCTCGGCCTCGCCCTCCTCCTCGTCGTCGTCGCCCTCGTCCTGGGCGGCGGCCTCGATGTCGGCGTCGGACACCGTCGCGCGCTCGCCCGTGGGCGTGGCGCTCAGGTCGCCGCCGTTGGTCGGGCCAGCGGGCACGGGCGGAGCGGCGGGCGTCTTGCCCAGCGCCTCGTCGGCGGCCGCCTTGACCGCACCCTTCGGGGCGTCGGCCACGTCGCCCGTCTCCGTCGTCGCCGCCACCTTGTCGGCCACGGCGACGAGCAGCTTCGGGTCGCCCTTCAGGATGGAGAACTCGGACAGGCGGGAGGCGATGGACGGCAGGCCCCGGCCGTTGGCGGTGAGGATGGCGGCCACCATGGCCTGGTCGATCAACTGGTAGACGCGCGGGCGGGAGATGCCCAGCCGGTCCATCGCGTAGGCCCCGAAGGAGGCGTACCCGGCGTCGGCCCACAGCTTGCGCTCCCGGATTTCCAGCAGCGCCTCGCCCGCCAGGATGTACTTCTCCATCCCCTCCTTGACGATGGCCTCCAGGGCGTCGAGCGTGCGGTCGGTGAAGGTGACGTAGTTGATGGCCTTGTCGCCGTCGATGGTGGTGGACAGGTAGCGGCCCTTCTGGTTGGTGCCGCCCTTGATGTCCTCGCCCACCACGCCCGCCAGGTTGCGGACGTCGCTCGCCTTGATGGGCACGATCTGCTGCTTGGTCTCGTCCACGGGCGTCTCCTCCTTGGTGCTGGTGTCCACGGCTGCGGCTGCGGTCGCGTTGGTCTCGGCCTGCTGCTTCGCCATCCGGCGTACTCCTTGTGCGGCGTCGGCTCGCTGGCTGACTGCCGCCTGCTGCCGTCTATCTGGCTAGACGGCAGAGGGCGATGGTCAGGGTTGGTCGGAGCGGACGGTTCGGTAATGGTAGCACAAGCACGTAGCTAGTGCCAGGTACTGTCAACCTCTGGGCGGGTGCGCCTCCTCGCACCGCACCACCAGGTCGGCTACTCGGGCGAGGCTGCGGGTGTGGCGGGAGGTGGTGGGCGAGTAGTCGCAGAGGTAGGCGACCTTCTTCCCGGTGGGCGAGGTCTCCCCGACCCGGTGCCAGTAGGAGTAGACGTTCTGCCCGTCCGTCCGGAGGCTGGAGTTGGGGGCGTTGTAGGGCTGGCCCCCGCGCCAGTGGTAGGCCACCTGGTCCACCGTCCACCGGCTGCGGTGGAGGGCGGCCAGGTACTGACCGGTGGGCGGGGCCTGGAGTCGGGGCAGTGCGGGCGGCGCGCTCTTGGTCGGCAAGGGTTGGTCTCCTTCCGAGGGTTGAGATCGGTTGGCGGCAACAGTGATCTGCTGCCGAATGGTTGGCGGCCGCAACTACCTGGGGGTGGGCTTCTGGCTGTCCCGGTAGACGGACAGCCAGACGTTCAGCACCCCGCGCGCCTGGGCGACGGTGATGCTGCTGTTGCGGAACTCGGGGCGGACGTCCAGCTTGCGGCGCACGTCGCGCATGAAGGTGTTGTCCCCGGCGTAGCGGTCGAGGTACTCGACGGCGGCCACCTTGAGGCGGGGGTTGCGCTCGACGTGGGCGTCGGTGAACTTCTGCCCCGCCTGCATGAGGGTGGACATCGCCTTCTCCACCCCCCGGGCCAGCGCCTGGTCGTACGCCTTGGCCGGGGCGGGGGCCACCGAGGAGACCGGGGCGGCGTCGGCCGTGGGCGGCAGCCCGTTCATGCGCCGGATGCGGGCGTCCTTCTCCTGGCTGGTGCGGGCGGCGGCGTCCCGGTCGAGCATCAGGTCGTGGGCCAGGGCGACGGCCTCGACCACGGCCTCCTCGTCGGCGGCCAGCACCGGGTTGTAGGTGGCGAAGGACACGGCCGCCAGGTACAGCCAGTGGCGGCGGCGCACCTCGACGGTGCGGGGCGAGGCGCCCGGCGCGTCGGCGGGCAGGCTGTCCGAGTAGGCGATGTCGAGGGCGGCGCTGAGCACCACCTCCAACTGGTTCCACGCCTCCCGGTGGGCGTCCTTGCCGGTGGCGACGGGGGCGACGACGGCGACGGGCATCGGGGTGTTGGTCACGGGCTTCTCCTCCTTGCGGACAACCTGGGCGGCCACGGCGGGGCGCAGGACGCCGGTCTGCTTGGTGGTGCGCTGCGTCTTGCTCAAGTCCAAGTGCGTGCTCCTTGTGTGGTGCGGTGTGGGTGTTGGTCACCCCCCGGGGTACGTCCCCAGGCATCGCCACACACCACCGCTGGTGTGTGGCGTGGCCTACTGACTACCCGTGGTGTGGGCTAGCGGCTGGCGATGGCGTTGCTGGCGGCGGTGAGCGTCTCGTCCACCTCACGCACTACCTTGTTGTGCTGGTCCTTCAGGGCGCTCTCCCGCTGGGCGAGGTCGTAGATCGTGGTCTCGGTGCGCTCCAGCATGGCGAGCACCTCGGCCATCGGCAGGTTGGCGGCGGCGTGCTTCACGTTGCGAACAAGGTGCATGGCCTGGGCGTAGGCTGCCTCCTTGCCCTGGTGGAAGCACGCAGCCTGCGTGTGGTGGACGAGCATCTCGGCGGCGTGGCTTGCGCTCATAGGTGTTGGTCTCCTTGTGCTTGGTTACTCAGCGACACAGCCGAGTGAGGGGGCACCTTCCTCGGGCTTCTCTCCCGGGTAGGCGGCCTCGCCCCGGACCCAGGCGCGGAACGCCTGGCTCCAGGGATCGGGCCGGTACTGGAGCACCTCGATACGGGGGCGCACCAGCCCGTCGTTGCACGGCTCGGGGCGGTAGTCGGCGCCCGCCCCGGCGACGTCGGTGGGGACGACCCCGTGCAGGGACTCGACGGTGATCCCGGCGGCGGCCGGGCCGTTGGCAGCGGTGACGCGGAAGCCCCGGCCCTCGCCCATGTCGAGCCAGATTTCCGGCTCGCCGTTGGGGAACAGCGTCACCTTGACGCCAGGGAACAGGGAGTACGGGTCATCGAAGAGGCGGGCGTAGGCGGCCTTGGTGCGGCGGCGCAGGCGTACACGCATCGGTGTTGGTCTCCTTCTGCGGGCGTGGTGTGCTGGGTAATTCCCAGCCATCGCCCGTCTACCTGGGTAGACAGGCGTGGGCTGCCAATTACTCGGCGTGCGTGGTTTACGTGGTGTGCAGGAGTCGGCAGGCGTCGGGCCAGTACCACCCGACCGGGCAGCACGTGGCCATGACGTCGTCGTTGAACAGGTCCGCCACCGGGGCGAACACGCGCCGGGAGCGGACGGGGCGGACGCACAGGTTGGACGGGTTGGAGCGGCGGCGGCGGCGGCGCATGCGTTGGCCTCCTCAGTCCTGGTAATCGTGGCGGCAGCGGGCGTTGCAGAACGGCGGGCTCCAGCGCAGCCCGCGGAAGCGCGGCCCGGTCTCGCCGTCGCTGACCCAGGCGTAGCGGTACAGGGTGCGGCGGACCTGGCCGCACCAGGCGCAGGTGAGTCCCGTGCCGGACTCGGACTGGCGGAGGTACTCCCCGCGGGCGAACGGATCGCGGCCGACGCTGACGATTGGCATGCGTACTCCTTACTTGGCCATGATCGAGCGGTACATGCGGCCCTCCTGGCGGGCGAGCCACGCGCCCCCGTACCAGTGCTTGCCGTCCTTGCCGAAGTCCCACGGCGTGGCGATCTCGTTGGCGACGGGCGCGGGCGTGCTCGGCTCCTCCTCCTGGGCGGCGCGGTACAACCACGCGCGCTCGGCGGCGCGCATGCGGCTGTGCCAGATGCGCTTGTCCTGCTTCTCCGAGTGGCAGACGCAGATGCCCGCGATGGGTGTGCGGTTGTAGCTGTGGCCGGTGCGGGTGCCGTGGGCGGAGCGACGGATCAAGGGTGTTGGTCTCCCTCTGGGCGTGATCTCTGGGTAGTTCCCAGGCGCGTGCCTACCCCACGTGGGGTAGGCACTGGCCTACTAACTACCTGGTTAGCGGTAGCGGCGGGCGCGCACGTATCCCAGGTAGCGGGCGCCGTCGTACAGTTCCCAGCCAGCGCGGGCGCGCACGGCGTCCCCGGCCAGGTAGCGGGTGGCGCACTCGCGCGCCCACTCCCCGGCGTCGGCGTGCGCTTGCTCCAGCGTGCCGGGGTTGGAGACGCACGTCTCCGTGCCGTCCCGGCCCTCGGCGTAGGCGGCGTACGCGCGCTCGGGGGCGATGGTGATTTCGAGCATCGGTTGTTCCTTTCCTGGCTCAGCGGCAGCGGGCGGGCGCGCTGTACCCACCCTGGTAGCGGCTGCCCACCATGGCGGCGCCGCGCGCGGGCGCGTCGATCTCGTGGAGCAGCCCGTACAGGTCGCGCAGGCGGCGCGCGGACATGCTGCGCTCGTAGTCGGCGCTGGGCTGGCGCCCAACCGGGGCGGCGTCCACGTCGGAGTACGCGGTGGCGTTTACCAGGCGGGCGAGGTTACGCGGGAACAGGTTGGTAGCGTGGGCGTAGCGCATCGTTGGTCTCCACTGGGCGTGATTCCTGGGTAGTCCCCAGGCGCGTGCCGTCTACCCGGGTAGACGGCACTGGCCTACTGACTACGTGGTTAGGCGGCGCACTCGCGGGCGGCCCAGCGGTCGGGGGCGCGGTCGGCGTACCAGCGGTCGCCGCTGTGGACGCGGCCGTGGCAGTCCACGCACACGAGTCGGACGTTGGCGGCGGCGTTGTTGCTGGGGTTGCCGTCCTCGTGGTGGCGCTCCCGGGCGGGGGCGTAGAAGCAGTCCTGGCATAGCTGGCCGCGCAGCGGGTACCGCTGCTGGCAGCGTTTGCGGGCGAGCAGGCGGCGGCGCTTCTCTTCCTGGGACACGGGTTGGTCTCCGTGCGGCGTTCTCTGGGGTAATCCCCAGGCGCGTGCCCACCATTCCTGGTGGGCACTGGCCTGCTGAGTACCTGGTGGGCGAGTGGGTGTAGGGGCGTTACTTCCCGGCGCGGACCTGGGCGGCGCCCAGCGCGGCGGCGCGGGCGTTCATCTCGCGGAAGGCGGCGGCGCGGGCGGCGTCCCCGGAGGTGCGGCCCTTGCCCTTGCCCTTCGGCGTGGTGATCTGCCAATCCCACGCGGCGGCCGTGCGGTTCCAGGCGACGATGTAGGCGGCGTCCCCGACGCGGCCCAGGTGCACCACCGTCCCGTTCTGGCGCGTGCGGGTGAGCGCCGTCGTCTTGACGCTGGGCGCGGCGGCGGTCTCCTCGACAACCGGCGCCGCCTCAGGCGCGGGCGACGTCGCGGCCTTGCGCGCGGCCCGGTTGGCGGCGGCGGTGGCGCGCCCCTTCGCCAGGTTGGCCAGGTTGCGCTCGCGGGCGGCGTCGGCGGCGGCCTTGGTCCCGAGCGGCTGCACGGGTCCGGTGATCTCCTGAACCGGCGCGGCCATCTGCTGCTGCTGCGCCATCTGCTGAATCTGGGGGACCGGGGCGACGACGGCGGCCGGGATGATGGCGCGCACGGTGGCGGCCAGGTCGGCCACGATGCCGCCGAGGGTCTGCATCTGGGCGTTGGTCGCGGCCTGCTGGTCCGCGAGCATCTGGGCGAGGGTCTGCACGGTGAGGCGATTCATCTGCAACTCCTTGTGCATGCTGGTGGGCGCGGCCTTCGGCTTGCCCTTGGTCGCACCGGACGGGACCGTGGTGCGGCTGGGAGTCTTCGAGAAGGTCATGAGGCGTGCTCCTTGTGCGCGTGCGCCGTTGGTGGCGCGTGGTACCCCTGGCATACGCCAGGCATCTACCCAGCTAGACGCCGCCCCTGCTAGCGGCGACTCCTGGGCAGTTGCCTACCGATGGTGCGGGTAGGGTGGGAGGGTCACGCTGGCGTCACCAGCGGTCAACGTCGCAACAGGCGAGTCTCGTGGCGCGCGGCGGGTCAGGATGACTGCCACTGCCGCACGCGGGGGACACCGTGCCTATCGTCTCTCCCGGGCCGCGCCTCACTCCGGAGCCATGCGGAGGTTTGCGCGCGCCCCTTCCCCCAGATACGGGGGGCGCGCCGTTCCCCACCGGGAGCGGCGCATTCGACCCAGATAGCCGGTTGCCAGCCGGTGCAACCTGGGCGCGGCCTACGGACGGACGCGGCTGATCGGGTGCTCCGACTCCGCTGCCCCCGGCGCCCCCTCACGGCCGTTCCTTCGAGCCACTCCCGCGCTAGGGGCCAGAATCACCTGGCTTTAGGGCAGACTCGAACGTTCGGCCGCTCAGCAACGCTGGCGGTCCGTCCTACCGGGGGAGCCATTCCTGGCTCAACCCCGGCGGCGCCGGTCTCACGTGTCCGGCAGACGAAATGGCATCGCTACACTCGGCCGGGAGCAAGCCTGCAAACGCTCCCGTCACCTGTACCCCGTGCCGTTCACAACAGAAACGGCGCCGGGGCGACTGGCCCCCTGTGCCTAGGGAAGGACGGCGGTTCCGCCGCGCCATTCGTCTCAGGTTTGCACCTGTCGCCCCCCGTAGGGAAGCGATCAACTCTGGCGATCCTCGCCCAATCGTCTTAGGGCCAGGTTCAGCGGGTCACGCGCACCGTCCCACCAGAACGGACACGTTCCAGGGGCCAGCCGAGTAGCGGACAGTTGTTAAGGGGAGACTTGCGCCTCCGGTGTCTCCCGGTGCGGTTGGGGAGGTGTCCCCCCGTCCGGCCCGCTCGACAGGTCTAGCTTAGCTGACACATCCGACCATTGCAACCTCTCCAACCGTTCCGACGTCCCCAAAAGTGGTTGTCAACAGCCTGTCCCCCATCTGGTAGCGGGGCAATTTCACGAGTTTTTTTGTGGTATCGAAATTACCCCTCGTAACCTGGTACTCCTGGTAGGCCGGTCCCCAGGTCGCTGTTTTGCCCCCTTTTTTGCCTCGCGAAACGCAATGGAAACGCAAAGCGCCCCCATCTGGTAGGGCGCCTGTCAACGGGGTAGGAAAACACCCCTTTCCGCGGACCGCCGGAATCGGGTCACCGGAGGTGCCTCCGGTTAGCTACCTGGTGGACGTCTCGCCGGGTAGACACCGGTCCCCCTGGCGGCGAGCACGGATGGCACCTCGCCCGGTCCCGGCCTGGCAGCGGGCGCGCCTGGCAACGGTCGCGGTGGCCAACGGCGCGCCATCCGGGGTTGCCGTGACTGGCACGGTTGGCCAGTCCGGCGGGTGTCTGCCACACCACGGCGGGTGTCAGGTTGCCAGGCAACGGCCAACCGGTCTGGCCCCCGCCTCACGCACGCGGCCCAGAAGGGGGCCGATACCCCCCAGGATGGCCCCCGGTGGCCCGGGATTGGGGGGGTGGTCACCGAGACGACGAACCAATTTCCACATGTATCGCCACTCGATACATTGCAAGCGTGCGCGTGGGCGCGTAGGATGCGGGCAATCGGTGGGCTCGCGTACCCCTCCCGCTCGCGGGGGCAAAGGGGGGAGGGGGGGGAATTGGGGGTACGAACCACCTAATGGCCCCCCGGAGGGGGAGTCTGAGGGGGAACCTGCGGGTTCCTGAAGGGCGACCTCTCCCTTCCTCTCGCAGCCGGACCTGACCTACCACACCAGCGTGCTGCCCAAGGCCGGGGTGTGGTAGGCTAGGTTCCTCCCCGGTGGTCGCCCTGGTCCCCCAGCGTGCGAAAGCTGCTGGCTGGCCGTTGTGGTGGTCACCGGGGAGACACGACCCCTGAGAGGTGGTACCACTCGGGGGTCTACCTTTTGGAGCGGTGACGCCACCCAAAGCGCGTAGCGCGCCTGAAGCGTGGCCTCACCCGGAGCACCAGCCCCCTCCCTGGCGACAGGTCGAGGGGGTTCGTGATTCACGGGGTAGACTGACCCCATGACCGACCAACCAGAGACACCACCGCTCAACGGGTTCGAGGCCCGCAAGTGGAAGCCCGGCCAGACCGGGAACCCCGGCGGCCGCCCCCACGGCTACGTCCCCTTCGCCCCCATGCTCCGCCGCGCCCTCCTCAAGGCCGACCGCCGCAACCGTACCCAGATGGAGAAGATCGCGGAGAAGGTCGTCGCCATGGCCGCCCAAGGCGACATGGACGCCGTCCGCTGGCTCTCCGACCGGGTGGACGGCAAGGTCGCCCAGTCCATCTCCGTGGACTCCCAGCAGACCGTCCACGTCGTGCCCTGGCTCCCCGCGATCAGGGAAGCGGTCAACGCGAATGAGTTGATCGAGGGCAAGGCTGAAGAGGTAGAAGTTGACGGCGAGCGTGGGGAGTAGGGCGTCTAGTCAGGTAGACGCCCAGCCGCTGTACCGGCTGTGGCCCCGGCAGCAGGAGGCCATGGCCCTCCTCGGCTTCGGCGTCCCCGGTGACCCCACCGTCAGGACGCGGGAGCCGGTCGAGGAGATGCTGTACGGAGGCCAAGCGGGTGGAGGCAAGAGCCTGCTCGCCCGGGCGCTGGCCATCACCATGATGACCCTCTGGCCCGGGTGCGAGATCGCCCTCTTCAGAAGGACGTACCCGGAGTTGGAGGACAGCCACATCCGCCCCATCCTCCGGGAGACCGCGGGCACCGCCTTCACCTACCACGAGGGCAAGCGCGAACTGCGGGCGCCCAACGGGTCGCTCTGCCTCTTCCGCTACGCCGACGACGAGAAGGACTTGCGCCACTACCTGTCCGCCGAGTGGGAGGGCCTCATCCTCGACGAGGCCACCTCCTTCCCCGGGGACTGGGTCGAGTTCCTCCGCGCGCGCGTGCGGTCAACCCGGCCGGGGTGGCGCCCCGTCGTGCTCTATACGAGTAACCCGGGCGGCCCCGGCCACCTCTACTTCAAGGACCACTTCGTCTCCTCCCACCCCGCGGGCGCCGTCTGGCGCGCCCGCGACGAGGACGGCGGGATGGTGC